ATAGATATGATGCCCTATAGGGATAAAAGCATTGATGATGTACCCATTACTTTTGAAACTATGGCTCAAAGATTTGGCGATATGGAAGGATGGCAACCAATTTGTAGTTGTGAATTGTGTAAAAATACAATGGAGAAAAAATGAAAATGCAAATATATCAATATACAACAGAAGATATTCAAGATTTTGCGAATATGGTAAAAGATGGAATATTGGGCGAACTTTGGAACAACGGAAATATTAGTGGATATGACAATGAGGAGGATTTAGTTTTAGATCACGTTGTTCTAATAAAAAGAAAAGGACTTCTTGGTATGATGATAGAAAAAATTATGCCAACAGATAAAGATTCTTTTGAAATAAGATTTGCAAAATTAAGAAGATAAAACATAGGTTTTATCTTGGAGAAAATGAAAATAGTAAAAGCAAGCATATGTAAATATTATGCCAATGTTAATAAATGGTATTATGTGTGCCCTGAATGTGAAAGTATTGGTGAAAACCTTTGCTCAACACGAATAGAATATGGACATATAAAGTGTTTTTGTGGCTATAAGTTTAAAGTGGTATCAGAAGTCCTTTAGATAAAAGTGTGTTTTGTTGGAGAAAGATAATGTGTTCAGATAAAGACTATGAACGTTTATGGGATGAAAACAAAAAACTTAAAGAAAAAATTGATCAATTAGAAGAGGATATTATGGAACTAGAATTTCTTTTGAAGGACGCTACCAATCTTTTTGCATTAGAGATATACAATGAATGGGTAAACAAGATAGGATAGATAAAAGAGAGATTTTATTGGAGAAAAATGAAACAACCTAGAACTGATAAGGAAATATGGAAAAAAATAAAAAAGTATCGCAAGAAACACAAGAGCCATCGCTATTGTGGCGCTTGTAAAAAACACTTTGATAAAAAATATTACGATTGTCCCTTTTGTTTAAGCTCCACATATGTAACACATTATTAGATAAAAGAGAGTTTTATTGGAGACAATAGGAGATTTTTTTGGACGACATTATAAAAATCATTGAAACAATTATTGCAAAAATTGAGGAAAATCAACTGTTAACAACTCTTATTGGTTTAAGTGGTGCTGGCATAATAACTTTTTGGATTAAAGATCTTCCATTATCAATAATCAATAATATAAAAAGATTTTTTACAACCGATATTGAAATGTCAAATGCCAATATTGTTTATTATAAAATTTTAAAAACTTTGCAAGATAATTATGGAGATAAAAATTTTAGAAGATTGAAAGTTACAAGTGGAAGATATGGCGGTGATAAAGCTATTACTATTTCTATGGGTTATGGAACTCATTTTATTCTTTATGAAAAACGAATAATTATTGTTCGTATTGATAAAGAAAGCGCAAATAATACTGAATATGAAAAAGACAGTTTGAAGCTAACATGTTTAGGAAGAAATTCAAATATTCTAAAAAGTTTTGTAAAAAATGCAGATTCGATTTCACAAAAGGAGGGAATCGAAATATATAAAATGGATCATTCTTATTGGTCTTATGTTAAAAATATTTCTTCAAGGAATCCCGAAAGTGTTTTTTTAGAGAGCAATAAGAAAAAAATAATATTTGATAGTTTAGATAGATTTATTGAAAAAGAAGATTGGTATATAGATATGGGAATACCTTATCAATTGGGAATATTATTGCATGGTCATCCTGGCACTGGCAAAACGAGCATGATTAAAGCAATTGCAACATATTTAAACTATCCTATTTTTTATTTGGGGGCTCAAAGCTTAATGAAAATAGAAAGTGCGGTGAGCGAGTTACCTGATAGGGCTATTCTTGTTATCGAAGACATTGATTCCAGCAATCTTACAAAAAGTCGTAAGAAAAAAACAAATAAAAAGAATGGCAAGAATGAAATAGAAGAAATAGATAGTTTGTTTGATGATATAAATAAAATTGGTTTATCTGGAATTTTGAATTCTATTGATGGATTTTTTTCTTCTCATGGAAGAATTTTAGTATCTACAACTAACCATGTTGAAAAATTAGATTCTGCCCTTATTAGACCAGGTCGAATAGATTTGAAGGTAGAAATTGGTTATGCTACTAGAGAAATGGTACAAGATTTTTTGAGCAAATTTTTTGATAAAGAAATTAAAATTGAATTTAATATAAGAGAAGATATTACAATTGCAGAGATACAAAATATGGTATTGATGAATATGGACATTGAAGAAATATTAGATAAGATTAGAACAGAAATATTGACAACACAATGAATTTAAATAAAAGAACCATTTTATTTGGGTCATTAATGAGAAAACAAAAGGAATAAGAAAAATTGATAAAGATTCGTAAACATCTAGGTGACATATATCTTATCATATTCCTTGCAATTGCTTTTATTTATTATGTTTCTTTTCATATAGTTCTATTTGTATTTGAATTTTTTTGGGATCTTATTTTTAAAGAAAATAATAAAATGGAATTAAATATTCCGCCGTCTAGACTACCTAAAAAAAAGCAAACCATTAAGGGAAAATTTATAATTAGAGAAAAAAAAATTAGATTACATGAACATCCATCTAGTCATCCACAATTTTATAAAAGGAGAGAATAAATAAATGCCATATAAAATCATGAATTGGATAAAAAAACATATTCAATATGATAAACATGCTGACATTCTTCGAATTTTTTTGACAAATAAATATGAAGAAACTATAGTATCTTATTTTGGAAAAGGTGAATTGGCATGGCTTCGAAGATCAAAAGATCGGAAAATAGTTGGTGTTCATATTGAAAATTTTAATTATATTTTAAGAAAAAAAATAAAATGTTTGAAATGAAATACCGATTTTATTTGATTCATAGATGGATTTATAGGTTGATTTGGATGATTTTTCATCCAAGAATAATGCTTAACGCTAAGAAATATGTGCCCGTTGGAATGTATTGTTATGAAATTACTGGATCTTTCAACATGCAAAGTTTTTCTCAACCAATAAAAGTTTGTAGGTTTTATTGTGCTCCAAATTTTTTTGATTGGGATCATCAAAATGATTTATGTTTGTACAATGGATCTGATTGTTGTATGGATGCATGCAAGACTTGTAATATAAACAAGGAATACAATGACTGAAAAATCAACTAAACTTTTAATACACAGGGCCAGCATTATATTAAGAGCGTTATCATTGGGAATAAAAATAGAAGTTGCCAAATATCCTTATCCTTTAGCAATGGGTGAAAATTATGGAGTGGGGTTTTGGTATAACGATAACGTTTTAGATAATATTACAATTAAAGATTTGATCTGTATCGCTAAAGAAATGAGTGATCAAGAGTTTGCTGTGTTAGTGGCCAATGTTGCGCTGAATGAGATAAAACAAGGTGACGATTGGTAGATGAAATGAAAATTTTATCTATAGATAGGGAATTTATTGGCGATGCCCTTTGTTGCATCATGGAATATCAAACCAACAAAGATAAATTCCACTACGGGTTATTTGATGTCTATATGTCTGACAATACAATATGTCAAATTAAATCATATTGTGCCATGATGGGTTGGGAAGTTTCTATAGATAAATGTCACCATGGTACATATGACATTATGATTTCTTGGGAATGACTTGACAAACAATGATATTTGTGGTAAGATAAAGATGATGGCATGGTGACGAATCTAGATTCGATACCAACCATCGCCTGGTGGCTGTAGTTCAATTGGCGGAACGCTGCACTGTGAATGCAGAAGTTGGGAGTTCAAATCTCCTCAGTCACCCCATCAAATGAAACGAAGGTTTTATCTTGGAGAAAAAATGGATAAATTAAAAATTTCCAGAGATCAAGAAGATTTTTATTGGTTACATATCGATGTATTTGAACCAAGAAGGCTTGGTGCTGCTATAAATTTAGGAAAAAGAAATCCCGAACTTATTACTACAATAGTTCTTGATCAAGTTATACAACACCAAAGAGAAATAAAGGAAACAAAAATGATAAATGCAAAACAAGCACAAGAAATTGCTACAGCAATAAATGAAGATTTTCAAAAAGATTTCAATATTGTTAGCTCTGCTATTACAACAGCTTGTCAAAATGGAGAATATTCAATTGATGTTTGTGTTCATCAAAAAAATGTTTCAAGAATTTTATCGCATCTTGTTAAGTTAAAATATGGTGCTAGAGATTGTGGAAGTGTGTCTTGTGAAAGTAATGCCATTAAACTACAAATAAGCTGGTATTACGAATAAAACAAATTTTTATTTGGAAATAAGGAAAATATAAAATGGAAAAAATAGATCTTGATGTTTTGAATATAACAGATGTACATATAAAACATGTGAATATTATTAGTGATCATTGGAATCGAGTATTTGCTCTTCGAGGAGATATTGAAGTTACACAAAATAAAGAATTGCGTTTACGCGAAAACTTAATATTATCAGAATTTAATGATTGTCTTTTTGCTATAAATAGTATTGAAGATATTTATGAGATTCGTGATATGTTTGTGAAATTATGTAGTGCAATAGATCAAATAAAAACAGAATAAAACGAATATTTTATCTGGAGAATAAAATGGAATTACAAATCAATAAAAATCAATATGGATATCAATCAAAATCAACACCTATTGTTTGCCGCCATTGCAATAAAGATAGTGGACATACAGTAGAAGGATTTATGTTTATGGTTGTTGCTGTGGCTATAAGGTGTATGGGATGTGGTAAAATTATAATACCTGCACCGCCCATTGTTTTGAATAAAACGAATTTTTATCTGGAGAAAATATATGAATAATTTAATTATGGCAAAAGAAGCACGCGAGATTATTGAATCTGAAGATGTTTTAAAAAAATATAAACACAGGATTACACAAGAGATAACAAAAAAATGCCAGAATGGAAATTGTGGTATTGATATTCTTGTGAATGAAAAGCATGCCATTGATATTCTTAAATGGTTAGCTTACCATGGATATCAAGCCGCTATTAAGGAATCATATAAAAAAAGTATGGAAACAATAGAAATATCTTGGTGATTGAATAAAACGGAGATTTTATTTGAAAACATTTAATTTTGATTTATTTAGTATAAATTATGAATATGGAGTTTTTCGAATATATATTCTAAGACTAGGAAAACATTCTTTGTTTTCATTTGCAATAAGCCCATCAAGACGGCATCACATGGAAACATATTGGGGTATAAATTTTTTATTTTTTATAACATTTAGAAAAGCACCTTAACAATTTATTGGAAGGTTGGCAGAGTGGTAATGCTGCAGTCTTGAAAACTGATGACATCCTTAACGGGGTGCGGTGGTTCAATCCCACCACCTTCCTTGGAGAATTGGCTGAGTGGCAAAGCACCAATTTGCTAAATTGAGGTCATCCGTAATTGGGTGCGCTAGTTCGATCCTAGCATTCTCCGCAGATATGGATGTGTATCCAAAATGGATAAGGAACCTGACTGTAAATCAGGCGCGTAAAGCATTATAGGTTCGAGCCCTTTCGCATCCACAAGGCTGACCAAGTATTTGTCTCGCTTGGTAAACACACAGATGAAATCGACAGTAAATCTCAAACAATAATATGTCCCTGAGTAAAAATGTAGGAGCCTGTGACAAAGGAAAGTTGTTGACTAAACCTGACAGTTGGAAAAAGACAACAAACAGTAATTCATGATAACACTGTCAATCTGGTGGAAAGCCAGAATAACTGGATGTAATCGAGTCAGGCTAAGATACGCGCCTTGGACGCGCGAAATCGGAAGTTCAAATCTTCCCATCCAGATTTAGTAACAATATAGTGTTGATAAAATACTCCCATCGTCTAATGGTCAGGATTGGACACTTTCAATGTCCAGATCAGAGTTCAATTCTCTGTGGGAGTATTGTGGCAGGTTGGTGTAATTGGCTTAACATAAGTGGCTTTGAACCACTAGTAAAAAGTTCGAATCTTTTACCTGCTTCAAGGAGAAAACTATGAATGAACACAATGAATACAGTAGGTTGAACAGAAAAACAAACGCAAAAAAACTGAAACAAGATAATTATCAAACTCCAGATTATGCTACAAATATAATCTTGAAATACATTCCTAAAGATTGGGTGATTTGGGATCCTGGATGCGGAGAGTTAAAAATTATATCTTGTGCTAGGAATATGGGATATCAAGCCATAGGAACAGATATCTGTTATAAATGGGAACAAGATTTTTTCGAAATAAAACCAGAATTTCATTGGGATATTATTGTGACCAATCCTCCATTCTCTTTGAAAACTGAATTCTTAGAAAGAGCAGCAAGTTTTGGAAAACCATTTTGTTTCCTTATGAATCTATCCTCATTATCTACAGCCAAGAGACAAAAGATATTTCAAGACAATTGGTTACAACTAGTATTATTAGATAAGCGTATAAGTTTTATAGTAGATGGTATACAAACAAAAGGTGCATGGTTTGATACTGCATGGTTTACATTTGGATTAAATTTTCCAAATGATATTATATATGAAAAGGTAATAAAATAGGATTTTATGAATAATAAAGAAGATGAGTTCACCAGATATGTAAGAAAAACATATGGGTTGGAAGGCGAACAACTCAAACAAAAAGCACAACAATTGAGAAAGAAGCGAGAGCTTTTTGCAAAAATGGCACAATCTATGGTTGGAAATAAAAAGGAGGAATAAGAAGTATGATAGATTTTTCAAAAATTAAATTAGATCCAAAACAATTCAATAGGGTGGAAAAACTTGTTGCAAAAAATTGGCAGAATAATGACGGGTGTAAATTGCATCATCATTGGGAAAAAGATTCAAAACTGAATCTTAAATCTGTTATAAATAACGGAGGAAAGTTTGAATCACTTTCTTGGCTAGGAAATGGATATCCTGAAAAGACTAAAGAAAAATCTAACCAAATTGATAAGCACAGTATGGCAGAACATTTTAGAAATGTAGACACTTTGGATGTTCAAACAGGACTTTATCAATTCTACAAAATTGAAAAGTTTTTCAAATCACAAAAGATTAATTTTGAAAATATGAAAAGTATTAGAGTGGTTGAAGTTGGTGGTGGCTACGGACGTATGGCAATGTTCTTCCTAAAGTTTTTTGGTAAGAAGTGTCACTATGTTTCTGTGGACTATGTGCCTTCATCTCTTACATTTGCACCACAAGTTATGAAACAAGCATTCCCTAATCTAAAGGTGGCTGGTATATTGAATAAGACAACCAATTTTAATGATTACAATTTTGTATCATTACCAGCTTGGAATATTGGGAAACTCAAAAAAGAATCTTTTGATCTTGGAATAAATCTACATTCGTTCCAAGAAATGACAAAGCCATCGTTTGACTTCTACGTAGACGAGTTTGCAAGATTGCTAAAAACCAAAGGATTGTTGTACATTATAAATAATCCTGCAGACATTGGTAGGGGACATGGATATGAAGAGCATAAGGCATATGGAATAGAAAGGCGTTTCAAAGAGGAATCTAGCAACAAATACCCATTCAGTCCTGGTGTTTGGGAAAAAATTTGTGGGGTTCCCACATTGGAAAGGACTTTTACTAAAAACCCGCATGATAAGTGAATGTATTGTTCTTTCAGGATGGGCCACTGATTTTGTAAGGGCGTATTTAGAGAAACCATTTTTAATTCGTACAATCATTAGATTGTTGATGGGCAAATACGCTTGTAGAGAACTTGATGGAATGATATATGTAATGGAAAAGGCATGGTCTGGAAGTTCTACATTTGGATATGATCTCAAAGATATCGATTATAATAAATACAATGATGTTTGGTGGTTAGAAATCCCACCATTTATAATATAAAATCTAGGTTTTATCTTGACAAGACTGAAAAAGTATGGTATGATATTATACAAGGAGAATACATGAAAATTAGAAACGGATTTGTAAGCAATAGTTCAAGTAGCAGTTTTGTAGTAGCCTTTCCTAATAAGCCATTGTCGGTTGAGAAAACAAAAGAGCTTATGTATGATGGAGAAGAAAGGTTAAATCATCCTTATGTAGACACATCTTCTTATACTACAGAAGAAATTTCAGAAAAAATCTTTATGGATATATCAAAAATCTCAATAAGTGAATCGGAAATTATTAAAGAACTAAGCTGTGGAACTGTTTATGAAATTGATGGCGAACTTCCAGACTATGAAGACTTTGTTGAAGATGGAGACTACGATTGGGAAGGGTATAACAAAGCAACTTTAGAAGCCATTAAAAATTCCGAATTTTTTAGAAAATTTGTACAAGATAATAATGGTTGTTTCATATCTCTATTTGAGTATAGTGATAATGGTGGACAATATGAATGCTTTCTTGAACATGGAAATATATTCAGAAATTTGCCACACATAAGAATAAGCAAACATTAGGAAAATAAAATGAAAATTAGAAATGGTTTTGTAAGTAACAGTAGTAGTTCAAGTTTTGTTCTTAGTAAGAATAAGCTTACTGATATTCAATTACAACTCATAAGAAAACATATTGAAATTGATGATTTATTATTTGGGTCGGAATGTGGAATTCACCCCGATGTCGATTATCGAAATCTCAATTTTAATTGGAATATTTCTGAAACCTCTAGAAAGATTGAGGGCAATGTGTTCATGGATAATTTCAATATGGAATTATTTTTAGAAAAAATAGGTGTCAATATGGATTGTGTGGAATGGAGTTCATAAAATGAAAATACGAAATGGATTTGTATCCAACAGTAGCACAAGTAGTTTTGCGGCATGGGGTGTTTCATCTGAGAGAATAGAAATCAGTGATAATGTATGGTTAAAAATTTTTCAAGATGCATTAAGCGAATATGAAGAAAGATTATCCAAAGAAATTGACAATGACTATGTGCAAAAAAGATTTCCAGAATATATCGCAGAATTAAAACAATGTGAAACAAATGATGAAAAGATTGAATATGCTCAAAATGAATTCGATGAAGAAGTAAAAAATAAAGGTAATCTGACAGAGGGTGGGCCGTGGGACTATGAAAGATTTGTTGGCATTATGCCAGAAACATTTTTAAAAGAATATCCAGACAGAAAGATTTCAGAAATTCCCCAAATTGTTGTTGAAGAAATTAAAAAACAATTCAATATAGATTTTGATGTTTCAGATGTTTCATATTATGAAGAGGGCTGGAGGGATGGATGAAAATTAGACAAGGATTTGTAAGTAATAGTTCTACCTCCTCTTACATGATTGCATCCAAAATATCTTCAGAGATATTTGATAAAGAAACCCTAGAAAAATATCCATTTTTAAAGACCTTTACTGATACATTCTTAAGTGCATTGTCTAATCAAATGGAACAAATTAAAACTGTCAAAGAGCTAGACAAATATTTTGTTGATGAGCATTGTTGGGGAAAGTTTGACACCCTAGAAAAAATATTGGATGATGAAGAATATTATAGAAAGACATATAAAAAATGCAAGTCCAAAATAGAAGAAGGATTTATTATTTTGCAAGCAGACATAGATTATCATGATGAATCATTTATTAATTTTCTAAACGTCATGAACAATGAGGAAACATTCAATATAATCGTGGGCGAATAATACAAATGAAAACAAAACAAATACACACGAAAAATTACAATATGATATTCAATCCAATAACTGGGTTTATGGCACGATGGGGTAAAACATTAGAAGAAGATCCTCAATGGTGTGAGTTAGGGCCAGAGATAGCAGATATTGAAATCTCTACTATATGTCATAAAGGATGTTCATTCTGTTATAAATCAAATACAATATATGGCAGATATATGACACTAGAAACTTTTCAAAAAGTGTTTGTCAAATTGCCAGACACCATAACTCAAATTGCTTTTGGAATAGGAGATCTTGATAGCAATCCAGATATGTTAAAAATTTTTAATTACTGCAGGGAGAACAATGTTGTTCCTAATTTGACTATCAACGGATATCAGATAGTGCCAAAGATAGCGAAAGATCTTGCTAATCTTTGTGGAGCTATTGCTGTAAGCAATTATGATCATACAGTATGTTTGAATGCTGTTGAAATGTTGTCTGATGCGGGATTGAATCAAGTGAACGTACATTATATGCTTGCAAAAGAAACGCTGAGTAATCTCTATGATTTTCTACAAATAGAAGATAGCAGAAAGAAAAAAATAAATGCAATTGTTTTATTGTCTTTGAAAAAATGTGGAAGGGGTAGTAAATATACACAACTTAATCAAAAAGAATTCAACAATCTTATTGAAAAGGCTGCAATATGGGATATTCCACTGGGATTCGATTCTTGTTCTGCTCATAAATATATGAATGCAGTAAGGGGAACACAGCATGAAGCAATGGCTCAAATATATGCAGAACCTTGCGAGTCTGGATTGTTTTCTATCTATATCAATGTTGATGCATACGTTTCCCCTTGTTCATTTACTGAAAACAATACATTCAAACTAAATCTTTTAGGAGATATTGATTTCTTGAACAATATTTGGTTATCTTCAGAGATGAAAGAATGGCGAAATAGGCTTTGGAGTAATAATAGAGAATGCCCATTATATCGAATCTAAGATAAAATAGATGTTTTATCTGAGAAAATAAAAAACAAAAAGGAGAACAGTATTGAATAGAGGAGCATGGATTGTCGTTGGGGCGCAGTGGGGAGATGAGGGAAAGGGGTTGATTGATGCATATCTCAGTGTAAGAGAAAATTCTAAATTGGTATGTCGTGCTGGAACTGGCGCTAATGCAGAGCATGGCATCTTTATGCAAAATGAAACAACCTATCTCAAAGCAAACCAACTTCCTTTAGGATGGATATTCAATCCTGAAACACAAATTAGAATCGGCAGTGGTGTTGCTGTAGATCCTGTAAAATTGTTTGCCGAAATGGATAGGTATAACCTAAGAGAACGTGTAAAAATAGACAGGCATTGTCCAATCATTACCCCAGAACACATTCAAGCAGAATATGACAGTAAAGATATGAACAATATTGGATCCACAATGAGTGGAACTGGATATTGTAGGGCTGATCTTGCTCTTCGTAAAGTTCAACAAGCTAAAGATATTGAAGTGCTTCAGGAATTTTTGACTGAGGTTAGCGGAGAAATCAATCAAGGTTCTAAAGAAGGTGTTGTAATGATTGAATCCTCTCAAGGAACATTTCTTTCGCTGTCTATAGGTGACTACCCTAACGTAACCTCAGACAATGTTACAGCTATGGCTGCGGCAGATGATGTGCTTTTGAATTGGCAAAATTTGAAAGAAGTTGTTTTGGTGGTAAAGGCATTGCCATCCAGGGAGGGTGCTGGCAATATGGGAGATGTACCAGAGCTTCAATATGATCAATTGGATTCTATGGGCTTTGCAGAACCTAGTTCAATTTATGGCAAAACCAGGCGTAAGGCATCTGGGATTGATTTTGAACAGTTGTTGTATGCGGTTGAAGTTAATGGCGCAACACAAATTGCACTTACATTTTGTGAGCACTATGATATCAATATAAATAATACTACAAATGCCAATCAAATTACGCCCAAGATACACCATCTAATTGATAAGATTGAAATGTTAACTAATCTACCAATTACAATATTGAATACGGGCAAATCTTACGATTCCATCATTGACAGAACTGGTGGAATCATTGATTGGGAAACTATTGAGAAAAATCTTGCAAGGTTTATCTAAATGATAAAAGGTTTGACATTTGACGATGTGCTTCTAGTTCCTAAACGATCATTTATTGATAGTAGATCTAATGTATCCCTGGCTACAAATCTTACAGAAAAAATAGTTTTGAATATACCATTGATTTCTGCAAATATGGCAACTGTAACAGAGTCAAACATGGCTATTGCTATGGCTCAGACTGGTGGCATTGGATTTATTCACAGGTTTATGTCTATTGAAGAAGAGGTCTGGCATATTAAAAGAGTGAAAAATTATGCTGGACATACGATTGAGGATCCACAAAAGATTTTGCCTTTAGTTACTCTTGCAGAAATGAAGGAATTAATTAGCTATTCTGATAAGACGGGATTTGTTGTTGTAGACACACAAAATAGTTTTTTGGGTATTGTTTCTAAAAGAGATTATGTTTATGAAACAGATTTGTCTAAGACTGCGCTTGAACTAATGACACCAATGTCAAACATTTTTTATTTGACGGACATTCCAACCAAAGATGAGGCAAAAGAATTTTTCAAAATGCATAAAGTTGAAAAATTACCCATAATAAGTGAAAGGCAAATGTATTATAAATTTATAAAACTTATTACGGCAAAGTCTTTAGAGAATTCTGAAAAATATCCTAATTCTACTGTTGATGAACATGAAAGATACAAAGTTGGTGCATCTGTTGGTGTAATTGGCGACTATATGGCAAGAGTAGAGGCCATTGTAGAAGCTGGCGCTGATGCAATTGTAGTGGATGTGGCACATGGTCATAATGAAATTGTTCTGAAAACAATAAGACAGATTAGAACAAAATTTCCACATGTGGATATTGTTGGTGGAAATGTTGCTACAGCCAGTGGAGTAAATGATTTATTAGACGCGGGAGCAGACACAGTAAAAGTTGGAATTGGCCCTGGGGCTTCCTGTACGACAAGAATTGTGGCTGGTGTAGGAGTGCCTCAGTTAACAGCAGTTATGAAATGTTCAAAGGCTGCTACAAGATTGAATAAGCACATAATTGCTGATGGGGGTATAAGATATTCTGGCGATATAACTAAAGCTTTAGCCGCAGGAGCCTCTACAGTAATGTTGGGAGGATTATTTGCTGGAACCACTGAAAGTCCTGGCGAAGTAATTACGAGAAAGAATAAAAAGTATAAGGCCCATAGGGGTTCAGCTTCTTTTTTGGCAAACGCTGATAGGACAGATAAGGGAGCACTTAATACCATCGTACCAGAAGGAGTAGAATCTTTCATACCATATAAAGGAATTGTGAATGATATAATTTATCAGTTGCTTGGAGGTTTGAAATCTGGAATGAGTTATTGCAATGCGTATAATGTGCCAGAACTTACTAAGGCTGAATTTATAGAGATTACCAGTGCTGGATTCAGGGAAAGCAATTCTCATACGGCAGGAGAGATATAGTGCCTAAAGAAAAAATATTCTATCTCTGTCAATTTTATGGTTGTAGAAAAGCTGGTTCTTTTGATGTGAAAGTTATTTTGAAACATGAAAAGACCTGTGATCGCAATCCAGCAACTAGGGCTTGTATATCTTGCGCCCATGAAATAGTTTATAGGGAAGATCCCAGTGGAAGACGTTCATGTAGATATGTTGATAACACCTGCGAGTTTTTAAACAAGGCTTTCAAACGCAACCGCAATGTAACTTCTTTTGTTAAGAATTGTGATTATTATGAGGAAGATAAAAAATGAAAAAACATAAAACATGGCATGTATGTTCTTGTAAAAAAAGATATAAGGTTGTTATAAATAGACATGGATATACCAGAAGCAAATGTCCTGATTGCAAAAGAAGCTATGAATATGATATTTTAATATCTGGACTAATAAGAGAAAATAAAAAATTAAGAGAAAAATTAGAAGTTATAGCAGGTTATGCACGAAACGAAATAATTATTCGCAAGAAATAAAACGCAGATTTTATTGGAGAAAAATGAAAAAAGTAACAAGGTACGTATGTAAATATTGCCATACAGAGCATTCGTCAAAAAAACTTTGTAAGGCATGTGAAAATTACCACACGGAAATTGTATCAATAAAGTATTGTGTATGGGAACAATATAAACCACTCCCTAAAAGAATACGAGTAAAATTTTCCAATGGTAATGAAACCTTTTATGAAAGAGATTAATTATTATTATAAAAAAGACAAAAATAAATATGGAAATAAATTTTTATAAAAAGAAAAATCCTTCTGCAGACTGGATATACTTCTCTGTTGGGTACAAAAAAATATATCAAATATTTTATATTGAAATGAAAATATTTGGAAGACTTTATGGCATACAAATTCAGAAATAAAATGTGGCTTTTATTGGAGAGATTGGTACAATGAAAAAATATTTTCCCGTAATACATATTCTAAAGGCAATGGCTTTTGATTTTGATTCTTTGAATTATACTGTTCAAAGTACAATTGATATTGACAATGGAAGTGTTTTTAGTATCAATACAGAAGTTAAAGATGGGATTGGAAAGGTTTCTATTCCTAAAAATGGTGAATTGAACAATTTATGGATGGCCAATAGTATTATTCCATTTCCTAAAAGAGGTTGGGATAAAGATTATCTTCACAACAATAAGGCTAATGAACCGTTTGATGCAATTAAATTGACGCCGCATGATATAATATATCTTTCTGAGAATGGAATTATGGGCAAAAAAAAATTAGAATATGTTCAAGCCGTTGATCAATCGTACAAGTTGAAATGGAGCAACGATAAAAGCAAAGATGTATTAACATTAAAATATATTAAAAAAAGAATAATAACAACAGAAGACTATACGAATACAAAAATTTTAGGATATCGTTTTATGGTTGTTGGGAATTAGGAGACATTATGAGATTAAATCATGAAATTTTAATAACAGCAATAGAATTTGCAGAAGATATTGAAAATACTGATTCTTTTGATATTCAAACTTATACAATAATTATTGGTATGGCAGAAGAAATTAATAATTTAAGAAATAAAATAAAAAAATATGAGAGAGTAGTAGGAGCCATGGTGAACAACTGGATGCCAGAGAAATGAAAATTAATTTTTCTATTGGCGAATTTACTTTTATCCCATTATTATTTTCAGGTGAATATGACATGGGGATAGAATATGAATATAGATATGGTAAAAGAAAAGGAATTATTGTTCATTGGCTATGGTTTATGGTTGAGATAATAAATGATTGAAATAAGATTATTCAAAGCCAGATCAATAAATCGCCCATTTATATTTTTACAAAAACATGGCTGTTTTTTTACATTTGCGATAAACTATTGGAATATTTGCATATATTGGAAGGATTTGTATGATAAGACCTGATAAATTACAAGAGTGGCAAAATTCACTTGCTAGTTGGAAAAAATTCAAGAATGATAATATAGTATCCCAATTTGCATTTGAGGTTATTCCCCAACTTCTTGCTGAGATTAAAGAGTTGAGGTTAGAACAATATAATTGGGACAAGCATCACAAAGAAAATTGTACCAGTCGTAGTAGTTCGTATCATGGTGAAGAATATTGTCATTGCTTCTATACAAAAGAAAACAAACAAAGCAGGCTTAAACATTTGAAACAACAATCAGACGTAACAGCAAAAAAGTTTATAGAATGCCATGGCGAAAATCATTTTATAGAAGAACTTTATAGTTGGTTGTTTAGAGCTATGGGAAACTATTGTTATAAAAAAGGGATTGAAGAAACCAGATGTCTTGATGATTGTATTGAAGATCGTGAAAAACAATTGAGAAAATGTGTTATATTTAGGAATATAAAAATTACAAAAGAGGAAAATAATAATGGGTAATGAAAACAGTAAGGAATTTCTTAAAAATTTGAAAATGTATTGGATAGACACTAGAGACTGGGTGGTTGCATTTCCTGTTGAAATGTTGAAATTGTTGGGGATTAAGTATTGATGGATGTGCATTTCTCATCGGAAAGCAATGAGTATTCAACACCCCAACATATTTTTGACGACTTGGATAAAGAATTTGGATTTACTCTTGATCCATGTTGTACAAAACTGACAGCAAAATGCTAAAAATATTTTACCAAAGAGCATGATGGATTAAAACAAGACTGGAGCCAAGACGTTGTTTTTATGAATCCTCCATATGGTCGAGAAATAAAACATTGGGCTAAAAAATCATATGAAGAATGGGAAAAGGGCGCGGTGGTTGTTTGTCTTGTTCCTTCAAGAACTGATACGGCATATTGGCATAGTTATTTTATGCATGCCACAGAAATTAGATTTGTTGAAAAACGTATCAAGTTTGGCGGTTTGTCTGTTGGAGCACCGTTCCCTAGCGCTATTGTAATTTTTGGAAAAAGTGAAAACAATGGCAAAAATTATATATCATACAAACAACCAAATTTTATTGGAGAGATAAAATGAAATTTATTGAAACACTAATTAAGAACACAAACAACGGAAGCCTTGACTTCATTTGGAAATATAGCGCTACCAATCGCTATAGTTTTTCTTGGACAAAACATCCATTAAACGGATTGAATTTTAATCGCGACTCAAAAGAAGATCAGGGAGTTATCTTTCCAAATGGATATGAAGTTATATTTGAAGAGAAACTTTTAGAAACACTTGTTGATGCAGTAGACACTTCTCAAGTGAGAACTGTAAATGCTCTTATTGTAGCACATATTGCTGGAACTGATGAGCCAGAAGAACCTACAGAGGAAGGGGATTCTGAGACTGAGAAGAAAGATAATGAATGAAATAAAGAGAATGCCAATAAAAGAATTCAGGGCGCAAGGATATTTGCAAGAACTGAATAGACAATTTCTTCACCTGCTAGGACTCGCTTTAGAAACTGTTATTGATAATGAAACAGGAGATGAAAAGCTTGGAGGGGTGTGGGATTATAGGGAAGATCCAGAGGGCATGCTGTTTGGAGAAGGGTTGTTAAGTTTGCAAAATGCAGAAAGAATTGATGCAGAAAAAACAAGCAAAGCTAAAGTGCGAAGAAAGCTGTTTGGAAATGTTAGCGGTATTCAGCCTATTAAATAAAACGTAGCTTTTATTTGGAGAAAAATGGTAAAAAACTATAAAATGATATTTCAACCAGCAACATTAAAAAACTTTCCAAGACCACTAACCGAATCAGTTTGGGTAGAAACATTGGAGGAAGCATTTTCTATATATCAAAGTAAAGGATATAAATGGGGAAAGGTTTTTAAATATGGTAGTCTGAAATTGGTTGCCGCGTATGGCAATGTGGCAAGATAAAATGTAAGTTTTATTGGAGAAAAATATGACTAATTGTGTGCTTTGTGGCAAATCAATGGGAAGTGAAAATGGAATGATGGGTGATGATCTTGTTCATTTTCAATGTTATATTGGAAAAAATAATGAATATGGTTGCGAGGCTGGAACGGTAGGGCCTAAAAAAATTATTGAGAAGCAGGATGATCAAGAAAATGCTCCTTGGCCTTGCAAATGAATGACAAAGCAAAGAGTTGTCCATTTTGTGGCAAACATCCTGAAATTGTACATGAATGGAATAATACAAAATTTTATGCATGTATAAATAAAAAATGTGAGTTGGCATGGCTACAATATAAAACTGAAGATGGCGGAATACGCGAGGATGAATGGAATAAAAGACCAGAGGACTATAAATAAAATGCGACTTTTATCTGGAGAAATAAATGGCAATACCTGTATCAGAACTTAAGCCACATGAACTAATGAGGCTGTATAAAGAGTGCATTATTGCAGAAAGAGCATGGTGTCAAATGCGAGATGCTATTAGAAATATTGAGAACACTCTTGATATGACTTTCATACCTAAAAGTCCATTATTTTTAATTATGGATATGAAAGATGAGATTGAAGATGAGTTACGCATATTTAATCATTAAATAAAATACTGATTTTATTGGTAAATACCCCTTGACAAATCTGATTGTTTGTGGTATTATTATAAGTAGATTAAGACCCTGTGAGCAATGCTTTACACTGAGGTTGTAGAGAATTTCAACACATTGCTCACATATTTGCTGGAGTGATGAAATTTGGCAGACATGCGTGGCTTAGAACTACGTGCCGCAGGGCGTAGAGGTTCGACCCCTCTCTCCAGTATTATGCTGAAGTGGCGAAATTGGCAGACGCGCTTTCTTCAAACGGAAGTACCCTTTGGGTGTGTAGGTTCGACTCCTATCTTCAGTATTGTTGTAGCATCGAGGGCAGTTCGTAAAATTGGCGTAAGTTGGCAATTGCTCAACGAGTTAAAAAAGTTGAAGATTTACAGCAACCGTCCTGATGGTAAATGCAGGTATTACCAACTAAACTGAGCGACCTGGACTACAACATAGGCTGGTGTGTTGGAATTGGCAGACAACCCAGACTTAAAATCTGGTGCTTTCGAGCGTGTAGGTTCGAGCCCTACCATCAGCATTAGAACCTTAAAAATTTATGCATCTGTAGCTCAGTCTGGTAGTTAAGCGTCTGTTTGAAGAACAGAAGGTCGTGAGTTCAAATCTCACCGGATGCGCCATGCACCTATAGTTTAGTTGGTGAAAACACATCTTTTACAAAGATGAGATCCGCTGGTTCAAGTCCAGCTAGGTGCATAGGGATGTGTAGTTCAGTGGTAGAACGCTCCTCTGATAAGGGAGAAGTCGGGAGTTCAAATCTCTCCACATCCACCTTGGGCGATTAGTATAGCGAGAGTACGCATCCCTTGCAAGGATGAGGCGAGAGTTTGATCCTCTCATTGTCCATAAGCTCTTGTAACTCAATCTGGTTAGAGTGCCTGTCTTATATGCAGTGAGTTGTAGGTTCAAATCCTTCCAAGAGCATGCCGGAATAACTCAGTTGGTAGAGTGCCTTCCTTGTAAGAAGGATGCCGCGGGTTCGATCCCTGCTTTCGGCTTTATCGCAGAGTAGTGTATAGGTAACACACCAGCCCCATAAGTTGGCATAATATGGGTTCAAATCCCATCTCTGCTACTCAAAATAAAACACGTATTTTATCTAGGAGTTTATACAATGAATTATGACGAAGTATGCGAAGAAAATTTAAAAAGATGGCAAAAGGAATCAGAAGTATTTGCTAATTTGTTGCTAGATTTTTCAGAGGCAAAATTAAAAAGGATTGATATTACTGGGGATAGAAATAATCATAAACATGAAGAAATAAGCAATGATAAAAATTATTTATTATATGCATATGGACAGTGGAGAATTTCAACACCTAATTTATCATGGTATGGTTGGCAATTTGATGTTGGGTGGTTTAGTGCAGATTTAAGAAAAATAGATATTCTATTTGAAATTGACTTGCCCAAAATTAAGAAAGAGCCTCTTGGAAGAGTAGAGGCAGATGAAACAGAAATTGAATTCTGTCCATATTGCGGTAGTACTTGTGGTTGCAAATAAAACACGTTTTTATCTACAAGGAGAAATTATGTACGGATGTCCAATTCAATACGGGGATGAAACTGATAGATTTGTATTGTGTTATGAAGGATGTTACAATGAAAGAATGAATGGGGAAAATAGAATTTGTTCTGGAACAAAATATGATCCATTAAGATGTCATTCTGTAGGATGTAATGCGACAATACACAAAAAGAATTTATGTTATTTGTGTTACAAACAAATCATTTTGGAAACATAAAATCCGCATTTTATTATACAAGGAGAAGAGATGTTACAAAAGTACGTAGAACACATAAAAGCCTCTGTCAGAGTTTTTATATTTTTATTGGCATTACCATTTAGAATAATTATACACACAATGATTTTGCCAGCTCATATTATTGGTTGGGCATTTGATGATATTTTTTTGGAAATCTGGACTGTTGCTGCATCATACATTCTTAGTATAGCATGGTGCGGATTCTTGGTTTACTTAATTGTTAAATAAAATATGAATTTATTATGGCTATTATAAATAAACCACAAATTGTATTACCCGCATTCCCTGAAACTTGTTTTGAATGGGAATGCCCTCATTGCAAACACTATCACCACAAAGAATATGTTCAGTTTCCCCCAGGTGATCAAGAACATATACTGTGTGATGGTTGTCATAAAATAAGTGTTGTTATATTTAAATACAAGGAGAAAAATGTTAACTAAAAAAGAAAACAAAATATTGAAGGCCATAAAAGAAGATGTTGTTGAACAAAAACAATATGTCAAGGGTAAAAGAACGCGAAAAATACTTAAGGTAATGAATAACTTTTTTAGTGATTCTTTTTTAAATATGTTAGAACTTGAATTGCTACAAATTGGATATTATTTTGTATTGGCCACCCCTTATTTTAGAAAAGAAAATTCCTATATAGCTTTTGGGTTAGATGAACAAGAAAAATTAAGAGTAGGAGTTTTTTGTAAAAAATGCAATAATATAATAAATCAAAACATATTAAATAGCAGAGCAGACAACATGTATGCAGATCTTGAAAAAATATTTATGCTTTCAACACAATACCAAGATTGTCTTTGTTCTAAAAGTTAGATAAAAGATGAATTTTATTTATGACTAAATTAAAAAATGTGCCAATAAAAATATTTCCTGATTGTGATAGATTAGTTTTTCATTGGAGTTGTTATTATTGCAAGACGCTGCACAGAAACGATACCAATTTAGTTGTTGATGTTTTTCATGCAATATGTCATAACTGCAGTAAACCACACTCAATCATGTTAGAAAAATATATCCAACAGTTACGAGATAAAATATGACTTTTATCTGGAGTGATTTATGCAATTAAAAGAAATAATGTACGCGCCACAACCAGGATCTATGGCTCAAATTCTTGATGAGATTATTGAAACTGTTGGCAAAGAAGTTATTCTTGAATATCTTGATCCATCATCTTATAAATTATTGAAAAAGATTTCACAAGAATGCAGTAATCAAATGGCTTTTGAAAAAAGACATAGACGAGATGGTATAAAATTAAATAAAGGATGATTTTATCTGAGGAGATTTATGAAAAGTAGAGCAAGTGTTTTGTATGAGTTTACTAACAAGGAAGATGGAACGTTTGATGCTTATAGTATGGCAGGAGCCATTATAAAATTAGAGCGCAATATTGAACGATTAAAAATACAACAAGTTGCCACACTCAAGGATTTGAGAGCATTAAAAAAACTTTTACAGCTTGACGATTCATTATCGGCAATTGTCATAGCGTCAGCCCTTGTTCAACAATATGAAAAGTTGGAGTACTAAATGCCTGAATTATTCAATATAAATCATGAACACGGTGGTCTGTCGGGGTATGATTGCACTACTACAGAAGGCGAGGATTTAGTTCCCTATGGTATAAAAGATGTATCAAAAATGCAACAGCCTACAGAGTGGATATGCGGTAATTGCAATACTGTCAGACCTTTATCTCCTGATGGTGTTACTGTACTAAACTGTGATTGTTGGGATGAAATTATGAAAGAAGAGTTCAAGAATATAATTAGGAAGTATAAATAATGAAAACTAGAGTACGTGTTTTACATGAATTCACAGATGAACAAGATGGAACGCTTGATACTTATGGTATGGCTGAAGCTATCATAAAACTAGAAAGAGATATAGAAATACTCCATCAAAATATGACAAAAATTATGCAAGAAAATTTAGATATGGCATCGCTTTTAACTGAAGTGTGGGAATGGAATCCAGAAGATTCATTAGATCCTGTTGTAGAAGCCATAGATAAGTTTTTAAATGAAAGATAGGTTTTATTTGGAGGAACTATGGATATATTAATAATGACAATAACAATTATATGCATTTTTACAATAATAGTATCATTGTAATAAACTTGGGCTTGAAAGGGTTTCGACATTTTATCAGTGATATGCGGTAGTGGAAAAACAACTTAGAAAAGACCACGAAAGATATCATTAAGCTGGTAGGATGGACGCGGTTTCGATTACCGCCAAGTCCATTAAGGAGTAATATGAAAAATAAATTTTTAAAATGCCCTATTTGTAAAAAACTTCCACAAGAAATTGATGTTGTTCTTGGTCAAAAAGGCGGAATACTTGCTTGTTGTTTTGCTATTGCATATTCAACAGACCGCGTTGAGGGAATTGCACACATTAATGAATGGAATCGCTTGGTGATAGAATACAGAAAAATGGTTGCTTTAGAAAATATAGAAGCATATCTTTCACCTGAATATAAAAACTTACGAACATAAAATAGTTCTTTTATCTGGAAACAAACAATGAATTCAATAGTTAGATGTGAAGATTGTAGTAAACCGTATAGTGATTTTGGTCTTGATACAACATTGCCTAATGATCAATGGTTGGCAATTTATCCTGATGGGTTTCACGGATTGTTATGTGCTAATTGTATAATAGAAAGAGCATCGTATTTAGACAAAATTATTGCTGTTAGAATGAATTTAGAATTTACACAAATAAAATGATACTTTTATCTGGAGGAATATGAGTTGGACAATAAGAAATGGGAGGATTAGAAAATTTATAATGTCACCACTATACGAACAAATTCTAGTTTTTGGAGAAACTTGGAAAGTTGCCAAAGACAAGATGGATGATTTAATCAAAGATATTCCAAAAAATGACATACAAGAAGATTTTAGAAATATAAGTTTTCATCGAATAACCTTGGTGGATGGCACGCGATACAGAGCGCTCCCTGCACTTGAATCGTCAAGAGGAAATAGATTTTCAAAAGCACATGTAGACAAAAATATTAATCAAGAATTCCTTGATTTGGTTATAAAACCAATGTCAATAAATTTTGAAGAAGACATTATTTATTTTTAAATAAAATGATATCATCTGTGCTATGCTTATTATTCCCTCTGATTTTATATACTACGGTTGTAGTAATAATGTTTATAATGGAACAGAAATATATTAAATAAAATGGTGATTTTATTGTGATATGGGCAACTGCAGATCAGCATTGGAATCATGGTAACATTTTACAATACGCCAATAGACCGTTTGGCAATATTGCTGAAATGAATGCTACTCTTATTAGCAATCATAACAGTGTTGTTAATAACAATGATGATATTTATATGCTTGGCGATGTAACTCTTGGTAGCTACAACACATTTCTTGAATTCATTAATCAGCTAAAAGGCAAAATTCATATTATACCAGGCAGCCATGATTGGCAATGGATGAAAGGATTTTCAAAAGATTCAACTGAAAGAAGTTTTGTTGTTTTAGAACCTATACATATTCTTGAATTTAAAAACGATACTCCATATCCTGAAATGTGGGTGTTGTGCCATTACGCAATGCGAAAGTGGTGCAGATCCCATTTTGGAACATATCACTTATATGGACACTCCCACTGTCAACTATCAGATTTTGGACGCTCTACAGACGTGGGAGTAGATTGCTGGAACCATTTTCCTGTTAGTCTTGACACATTGAGAGAAAAATTTTTACAAGTTCCAGCACCAAAACTTTAAAACTCCTTGACAAAACACAAAAAATATGATAGAATTAGTTATACTAAAATACTAGGAGAAACAATGAATACAATAAATGAAATACAAGAATATATTGAAGCAATCAGTTTAGAATTGTCTAAACATACTGTCAGTAGCTACAAGGCATCTCTCAAGAAATTTATTGATATATTAGATATCAATGAATTTATTGACATAACATTGATAACTCCCAAAGATTGTAGGGAATTCCAGGCGAAATTACTTGAACAAGGCTTGGCTCGATCAAGCGTAAACTCCCATACTAGGCCGCTAAAAGCATTTTACAATTGGCTGATTGATAATGAATACACTGAAAGGTCGCCATTTGACAAGGTAAAGGCTTTGAAAACTGGTAAAAAGAATCCGAATTTTCTAACAGATGAAGAAATTCTTGCCATGGTTAAGGGATGCAAAAATGACATGGAAAAATTGATGATATCTCTTCTTGTATTATGTGGGCTACGCCGTAATGAACTGATAACTCTCAAATTAGAAAACATAACAGAATGTCATATTACTGTAGAAGGAAAGGGATCCAAAGAGCGTACATTGGCTCTTACTGAAGACACCTGTCAGCTTCTACGAAAATATAGAACATGGAGACTGCAAAAATACAAGTGTCGCGAATATCTTTTTATATCTTTGCGCAAGAAGCTTTTTACTGGATCGGGTATTCGTTATAAAATTAATGAAATAGCTAGACGTGGCGGAATATCAGAAAAACGTATAGAAGAAGTAGCTCCTCATGTTTTACGCCATACATTTGCAACCAATCTTGTTGACAATGATGTAAATATAAGAACTATTCAAGCTGCTTTGGGTCATTCTTCATTAAAGGCAACACAGATTTATACTCATGTAAAAAATAAAACACTGGATAGTGCATTATCAAACCAAAAATCAATTTTAAATGGAGCATGAATGGAAAAATCAAAAGAGCATACAATAGATGCAGAAGTTACAATCAAATTTGTAATTGAAAATATTTGTGAAAGCAACTATAATATAGATGAAGACATGTGTTTTAAAGACATGGTTACAGAAAGAATTGAATGGGATGGCATTTATTCTTTTCTTGAGGAAGATGATTTTACTATTATGGATGTTAAAAAAATCCAATGAGAGTAATTATTGCTGGATCTAGGGGGTTTAATGATTATGATTTACTTGAAAGCGTATGTCTCAACCGTTTCACCCAATTAACTAATGAAGGAATATGGGGACTAACAGGGGATATGTTTGTGGACATAAAGGGAATAGAAATAGTTTCTGGTACAGCAAAAGGTGTAGATCAACTAGGGGAAAAGTTTGCAAGTAAATTTGGAATGAAAATTGTACGATTTCATCCAAATTGGGAAGCAAATGGAAAATCTGCAGGGTATATTCGCAATCATGAAATGGCATCATATGCTAAAGAAGATAGCGGAATACTGATTGCTTTTTGGGATGGGAAATCAAGAGGCACACAACACATGATTTCATCTGCAACAATATCTGAATTAAAAATATTTATAATCAATTATAAGGAAGGTACAATGGAAGAAAAATTAGAAGCGTTTAAAGAAGAATTGAAATACATTAGGAACGATGCAGTTCGTGAATTTACAGAAGAAGCAATTAAGCTGATGCCTGATTATTTTTTTGAAGTGGGAGCCTCTTCAACAGGAAAATATCATCCAGAATATGCCAAAGGTAAAGGTGGTCTTTTGCGCCATACAAAAGTTGCTGTTAGAGTCGCCATAGAACTGTCTAAATTAAGTTGGTGGGGATTCACTGAAAACGATATTGACTTTTGCTTGTCTGCATTGATTTTACATGATGGCTGGAAACATGGCAAAACACAAGAAAAATTTGCCAGAGCAGATCATCCAGCAATTGCTAGATTTGCTATTGAAAAAAGCAGTGTAAAAAATAAACAATTTATTTCTCTTGAGAAATTTGAACTTATTATGGACTGTATTGCTTCTCATATGGGACAATGGAATACAAAGTGGAACAGCGATATTGAGATACTTCCCAAACCACAAACCAAATTTCAAAAATTTGTTCATCTTGCAGACTATATAGCCAGTAGAAGATTGTTAGAAGCCAACCTTGAGTTCTTGCCAGGTAGATAATTTAAGGTTAAAGAATCCATACACCCATTGACAAAAATACAATTATATGATAGAATATAGTATTGCATAAATTACACAAAGGAAGGAATAACAAGAATGAAAAAAGCCATTATAATCCTAGATGGGATTAGTGCAGGCAAAAACATTTTTACTGAAACAACCAAAACTAAATATTGGTTGTGGTCAACCAATCATAGAAATAGGTTGTCTTTCTGTGCAAGAAAATTACATTGGGATCAACAAAAGGATAAAAGATATTATGATTTTGTTGACGATTTAGAAAAACTTGCAAACAGTTATTTTAACTATCAGGAAGAACATGTTTTTTTTATGCTTAAAAGATTTCGTAATTGTTATATTCCAGAAGGCAGTCCAAAGCGAGATCCTGAAATTATGATAATTCATAATCTTAGAGAAGATTTAATTGAAATATTAAAAGAAGAATATCAAAATACTTTTTATATATATGTTGGCAATGAAGATGCGCCCCAAGGAGAGATAGAGTTTGATTATGAACTAAATATGATAAATATTGATTATGAGAAAAATATTTTAAATTTATTAGAAACTATAACTAAAGACGAAGGAGAAAATTAAAGTATGGCAGACAAGTTTATTATTCAAAAAGCTATAAGACAACTGGTATGGTGTAAAGTCGCGCTTATTGGGCCGTCTGGAAGTGGGAAAACTTATAGCGCATTAAAAGTTGCAAGAGGTATGCAAACTAAGCTAAAAGAATTGGATCAAGAAACAGGAATTCTTATGGCCAACAACGAGAGCACTCGCGGATTATATTATGCTAACGAATTTGAATATGATATTATGGACATTGCAGCACCGCATAATCCAGAAAAATATGTTGAATTAATTCAATTCGCTGTAGATGAAGACTATAAAATTCTTATCATCGACTCTACTTCGCACGAATGGGAAGGAAAAGGAGGTTGTTTAGATCTTCACAATCAGGCTGGAGGCACTTGGGCGGCATGGGCTAAAGTAACGCCAAGACATAATGAATTTCTTTATGCAATAGCAGATAGCCCCATTCATATCATTGCAACAATGCGCGGTAAAGATCAATATGAAGTAGAAAAAACTACTGGTGGAAAAACCTCTATCAGAAAAGTTGGGATAGGGCCTAAACAGCGCGAAGGTGTTGAGTACGAATTCACTTGTTCATTTTTACTTGATCAAAGTGACAATATGGCTCTTTATCAAAAGGACAATACACACATTTTTGAAGATCTTGGAAACATATTGTTTGATGATAAACATGGAGTGCAAATTATTGAATGGGCTAACAGCGGAGATGCAGTTTATATTCCTGTAGTTCGTGATGATCCTCCTACTGAAAAAGAAATGGTAAAGACTTTAGCAAATGAAGTAATTGATCGCTGTAAAGAGTTAGGCGGCTCAAAGAATGAAGCGGTTGTAGCAGTATTAGACCAAAAGAAAAAGGGATATCTTCGTAATCCAAAAAACATTAAAGATCTCGCAGTATTGAAAAGTCTTCTTGGTGAGTTAAAAGATGTAAAACCCTTAAAGGAGTCAAAATAAATGATTGGATTTCAGGATCGACAATTTGCAACAGTTTGGGAAGTACAAGAAGATAACGGTAATGTTGCTCTTGTTCGTTTTACAACATCGCGAAAAGATAAACGAGATGGAAAATATAAGAACACATCTTGGACTTATACGCGATGGCTTGGAGATGCCTATAAAAAAATAGATGATCTTGTAGAGGCATTAGCGTCAAGCGATAAAAACATGGTAAGAGTTGTAATCAAGGGAGGTATAAGCAGGGAAGAATACGAAACAAAAGAGGGTGAACGCGCTTGGCCTAAGCAACCACAACTAATGGTGTTCAACTGGGAATTTGCAGAATCTTATAATGACGGTTCTGCTAGTGGAATGGACACCCCTCCGCAAGTAGAGGGAGATGATGACGATTTGCCTTTCTAGGATCACTCAATAAACTTTAACAACTGAAAATGGCTGGATAGTTTGGATAATATCCAGCCGTTTTCTATACGGGAGAATGAATGATTCCAATAGAAAAGATTCTAGAAGCTAAAGAAAAAATGGGGGAAAGAGCTACAAAAATTATTGCTGAAGATTTGGGATTGAATGATCCATTAGATTCGCACTGTCCATTTCACGATGAAGATACTGCCAGTTTTAAGTGGAATTATAAAGACAATGCCTATAAATGTTTTGGTTGTGGTATTGTATATGGAATTATTGATCACTATAAAGAATACTATAAATTAACATTTTTAAAATCAATAAAAAGATTATTTAATGAAACAAATATTGAACATCGTTTTTACGACAATCAAAATATACAAAGAGAATACATATATCCTCATGAAGAAAAAGGTCATGATAGAATAAGTGTTGAAAATTATTGGAAAACAAGAGGGATTTCTAAAAAAACATTAGATTATGCTAATGTACAATCTGATTCTAATGGTAATACGGCCTTTCATTTTTATAACCTGGATGATGTTTTATGTATGGTAAAATATAGACCATCACGCAAAATAAAAAAAGATGAAAAAACACCTAAGTTTTGGTGGCAAGCAGCAAGCGATAAAATGCCACTATTATATGGAATCAACCAAGTGGATCCTTCCCAACCGCTACTTATTTGCGAAGGGCCACCAGACAGATTGGCTGCCATAGAAGCTGGATTTAAAAATGTAGTATCAGTTCCTCATGGAGCTAATTCCTATGATTGGATAGAAGAATGTTGGGGATTTTTGAAACAATTCAATAAAAATAATAAAATTATTGTATGGGCAGATAATGATAAATCTGGAATCAAGATGCGAAAAGAGGTTTGCCCAAGACTCGAAGCTCTTTCTGTAGAAATACCAGAAAATCTAGAAAAAGAGATAGACGGAAAAATTATTAAACCAAATGACATTAATGAAGTTCTACATCTATTTGGGAAGTTAGAAGTTATAAAATGCATTGAAAACGCACAAGAAGTTCCAATTCAAAATATAGTTGATTTGGCAGATGTTGATGATTTTGATATTGAATCAGCACCAGGATTATATTCTGGTATAAAGGGGTTAGACAATATTATTTATAAATTTCTTTTTGGAAGTGTAATACTATTTACGGGACTGAAATCATCAGGCAAGTCAACTATTTTAAATCAAATCTTTATTTGCGAAGCGCTAGAACAAGGATATGATGTATTTTTCTTTTCAGGAGAAATGAGTAATCCAGTTATAAGAAATTGGATTGAAACCACTATGTCTGGAAGAGAAAACATTAAGATGAAAAATAAGTTTGTTCGTGTTATAAATCCAGAAGCCAGAAAATCAATGAGAGATTGGTATCAGGGAAGAATATGGAATTTTGATGGAATGGAAAATGATATTGATATTATTTTAAATAGAGCCATTGCAGTTACAAAAAGATTTGGCGTCAAGGTTTGGGTAATTGATAATCTTATGGCACTTCATTTAGGACAAGAGGGAAATATAAGCAAGTGGGATTTACAAAAAGAATTTATTGTCAAATTGGCAAATCTTGCGGAATTATATGGTGTACTAATTATACTAGTAACCCATCCCAAAAAGATAGCGGAATTTGGCAGAAGAATAGTATCTGATGATATTGCTGGTAGTTCTGATCTGGGAAATAGGGCTCATTATATTTTAGCTGCACACAGATATACTAAAAAAGAAAAAGAAGGGGAGTTAAAGTACAATAGCAATGATTACAAACCTGGGAAAGAACCAATTGAATATGATATGGCATTAGAGGTTCTTAAGAATAGATATACGGGATATAATGATGAAGTTCAATTGTATTTTTGTCCGCAAACTTATAGATTTTTTCATACCGCAGAAGAACTATGGAAGAGATATAAATGGAACAAAGATAGTTCGCCACTGCCCACACATAATCCTAGACTAACTGAAGAATTACCTGATTTTATGAACTAATATGGAGAATTAATGAGCGAATATGATTTTATTTTAGACGACATGAAATTTTCACATTCCAGTGTGAATGGATTTGAAACATGTCCAAAGATGTTTTATTTGTCCTATATAGACAGAGAACCAAGAGTTCCAAATTTCTTTTCTGATTTTGGATTATTTTGTCACGAAATACTAGAAAAGTATTTTAGTGGTGAACTTGAACTTTGGGATTTAGAAGAATACTTTGATGATAACTTTGGAGAAAAAGTAGCAACACCTCCACCACCATACCCCAAAGGAATGAAAGACACATATGAACAAAATGGATTAGATTTCTTTTCTAACTTTGATTTTGATTTAAGTGCATATGATGTTATTAGCATTGAAGAAATGATTGATGCTGAAATTGATGGAGTCAACCTTGTAATAAAACCAGACTTGGTTTTAAAAGAAAAAGAAACTGGTAAATGTACATTGGTGGATTATAAAACATCCAAACTGAAACTAAATAAATACGATGAAAAAAAGATTGCTGGATATATGAGGCAATTTTATTTGTACGTTTATTTCTTAAATAAGAGTAAAAATTATAATATAACAAAAATTAAAGTGTGGTTCATAAGGAACGAAGGTTATGTTTTGGATGTTGATGTGGATCCAATCGAAATGCAAAAAACAATTGATTGGTTTACAGGAACGATTGCAAAAATAAAGGAAGAGAAAGAGTGGGAGGGAAATACGGACAAAAGTAATAAGTATTTCTGCGAGATGCTGTGCGGGGTTCGCAACTCTTGTGATGCATACGAATAAAAATGATCTACCAGAATTTCCACAAGCACGACTACTTCAGCAATATAATCACACCTGATTCCCCCGTTTCTCCAGAGGCATACGCTCAGAGAGCAGTCACTTTAGATCATGGAATTATATCTTCTGTTAATCATGGCTGGTGTTCTAGATATATTGAATATTATGAACTGGCTCAAGAATACAATTTGAAATTCTTGTTTGGTACAGAAGCCTACATTGTAAAAGATCGTTTTGAAAAAGATAGAACCAATGCCCACATAATCTTGTTGGCTAAAAATGAAAACGGCAGACGAAAAATCAACAAGATTATTTCTGAAGCTAATGTAACTGGATTCTATTATAGGGCTCGTATTGATTTTGATTTGTTGTATTCTTTGCCAAAAGATGATGTATGGATTACGAGTGCATGTGTTTCTGGTATATGGAAATACGAAGATGCTGATGAACTTGTGCTACAAATGTTTGAACATTTTGGCAATAGTTTTTTTCTAGAGGTTCAAAGTCACAACACTTTTGCACAAAAAGCTATCAATAGTAAAATAATAAATCTTGCCAATCAAAATAATATAAAAATTATTTTTGGATGCGATTCGCATTTCATATATCCTGATCAAGATAAAGATAGAGACGATTATTTATTATCTAAACATATTGAATATGAGGATGAAGTTGGATGGTATATGGATTATCCTAACGGAGAAGAGGTAATCTATAGATTTGAGAAACAAAATGTGCTCTCTAAAGCTCAGATTAAAGAAACCATTGATAACACAAATACATTTCTTGATGTAGAAGAATATAAGTCTGCTGTATTCTCAAAGAATATAAAATTACCTTCCATTTACCCTGGTAAAACACAAGAAGAAAAAAATGATTTGCTGTGGGAGATTATATCTAAAAGGTGGAAAGAAGAAAAGGAAAAAGTTCCTCAGCAATTGTGGGAAAAATATGTTAGCGAAATTCAAAAAGAAATGGATATTGTTATTGAAACAAATATGGCAGACTATTTTTTGTTGGATTATGAGGTTATAAAAAGAGGAAAGGAATTAGGGGGAAATATTACTTTGAGCGGAAGAGGATCAGCCCCAAGCTTTTACATTTGCAAATTGCTTGACTTTACAACTATAGATCGAATTAGTGCTCCCATTAAATTGTTTCCAGAAAGATTTATGACTAAAGAAAGAATTCTTGACGCGGGTAGTTTGCCAGATATTGATTTCAACATTGAAAATCAAGAAATGTTTGCTCAAGCCCAAGTTGAAACTCTGGGTGAAGATCATTCTTATCCTATGCTATCATTTGATACTATGCAACCAAAAGCTGCATGGAAAATGTTTTCCAGGGCCCGAAATATAAATCCCAATACTGCCAATAAGATATCTGGCCAAATAGGAGACTATCAAAAATCGCTATATTATGCTGATGACGAAGACAAAGATAATATAGATTTACTTGACTATATTGATAATGAATACCAAGATCTTGTAATCGAAAGTAAAAAATATTTGGGGATTGTGGCAACTGGAAAAATACATAATTGTGCGTTTCTCTTGCATAGTGGTAATATTTCAGAAGAAATTGGACTGATAAAAATCAAAGAAAACCTATGTTGCATTATGGATGGATTATGGGCCGAAACATATTCATTCTTAAAAAACGATTTATTAAAAGTTGCCATTGTTGGTATTATATATGGGACATATGATAGAATAAATGTTGCGCCGCATGAATTTGCAGATCTTATAGACATATGTAAAAATGACGATAAGGTTTGGGAAATTTATAAAAATGCTTGGACAATGGGTATCAATCAATTTGAACAACCCAATACAAGTGGCCGAGCAGCCGCATATGCACCGCAAAATCCAGCAGAACTTTCTGCATTTGTAGCTGCTATACGACCAGGGTTTCAATCTAATTATAGGCAATTTGAAGCAAGGGAGCCGTTTTCATATGGCATTCCGTCCCTAGATTCTCTTATTCAAACACCTCAATTTCCTCATTCATATCTTTTGTATCAAGAAAACGTAATGCAAGTCCTTGAATACGCAGGGATACCAACATCAGAAACATATGACGTTGTTAAAAACATTGCTAAGAAACGTGTGGGAAAAGTCTTAAAATATGAGAAAGAATTTATTTTAGGTATAACTAGAAAAATAATGCAATCAGAGAGCATGGAAGAAAGCGATGCCCATCAAATTGCTCTTATGACTTGGCAAATTGTTCATGACAATTCCGCGTACGGGTTTAATGCATCCCATTCTCTAAGTGTTGCTGGTGATTCATTATATGGAGCATATTTAAAATCAAATTATACTCTTGAATTTTATGAAGTATTTTTAAAAGTTCTTGAAAAAGCCGGACATAAAAAACGTCTAACCAGAGCTAAACAAGAAGCCATTGAAGCCTACGGCATAAAATTTCCACCATTCAGATTTAGACAAGACAACAGAGATATTGTTGCCAATAAAGAAAAGAATGAAATAACTTCTAGCCTGGGCAGCATCAAAGGATTCAGACATGTCATGGGCGAAGGCTTATATGAATTAGGATTATTAAAACACAACACATTTGTTGACTTTCTAATTGCCACAGAGGAATTAGGCAAGACATCTAAAAAGTTTTATGATTTAATCAAAATAAATTACTTTGAATGTTTTGGTGGAAACAAAAAGTTGTTTATGTTTTACAAGGAATTCTTGGAGGGTAAGTCCAGATATTCACGCAAATATAAAGAGAAGACTAAGAATAAACGGATTGAGGCACTATATAAAATATGGGAAGAAATTCCTGATGAAAAATTCTCTATAACTGCACAAATAGAATTCGATAGAGATATCTTGGGCTATGTCCAATCTATATTTCCCAACATAGATAAAAGATTTATTTTTGTGCTGTCACTACAGACTAAATTTTCACCAAGATTACAAGCATACTGTCTGAATAATGGCAATCAAGGTTCAATCAAGATTCAAAAAGCACTTTATGATCGCAACGTATTTTTAGGAGGAGACATATTATGGGTTGGATCATATAAGAAAAAACCAGTTGTAAGATTTGAAGATGGAAAATTTATAAAAGATGAAAGTGGAAAAACTGAATGGTGGATTGATACCTGTAGCGTTGTTGAACCAGAAGAGTTTGATAGGATTGTAAATGAATAAAAAAATATGTCAGATATGTGGAGAATCAATACGCAAAAAAGATTGTATGACTGGAGTTATTCACGCCCAATGGAAAGATATAAAAATTCTTGCATATCCCAGATATAAGGAAAAACCCATATACCTATGTAGGAATTGTGTATGTGGAATAATCAAATGTGAAAATGGATTTAGCTTGAAATTAGACAGGAATAAAAGGTAGATTTTATCTGGAGAAAACATGTGCATAAAATTTAAAAAAGAAACAAATAAAAAATTTGAATTAAACTTGCAAGATAAAATTAGAAATGTTTATATACATAATGGATGGACACAAACACCAACAGAATTAATATTGTTAGCTTGTACTGAAGAATTAGGAGAGCTTGTTGCACGATTTTTAGCAGAGGATGTTAGATATGAGAAAGATTTATCTGACACCAATGAACTATCTGATTCTGTTGGAGATTTATTGTTTAATTTATTTGAATTTTGCAATCGTCAAAACATAAATATATGGAAAAGTTTAAATAATTCAATAGATAATAGAACATTGCCAAAGGATAGAAAATGATATATAGAGAAGAAGAAGAATATGGATTTGGATTTATGGCAAAAAAAATAGCTATAGCAAATGCTTATCAAAGAATGGGTGAAAGAATTTTTGAGGAAATTAAAGGGCATAATGCAAAATTGAATGTAAGGCTTGCCATTGATGATAGCAATCCTAAAAAATGCAGGGTTGTTTTAGAGACAGGAGTTAATATAGATTATTCACAAAAAAATGGATAAAATAGTCTTTAAAAATACAATCACTAACTATAACAAAAATCAGATAAAATGTGCATTTTATTTAAAAAGGTTAAAAATTACAAAATAAAGGAGAAATCATTGAACAATGTTCACACCAAAGAGAAAAATTAGTAAGACAGCAATGAATATCTTGAAGAAAAGATATTTTATGGAGGGGGAAACAACATGGAACCAACTTGTTGATAGAGTTGTGGACAATGTGATTCCTGAGTTTAAAAAGAAAGATAAAGAATTAACAAGACAAATGATAAAAAATAGATATTTCATTCCCAATTCTCCTTGTTTAGTAAATGCTGGAAAAAAAGACGCTGGATTAAGTGCCTGTTTTGTAGTTGATTTTCCAGATGATATTAGGGGTATATATAAAACTAAACTTGATTTTGCATTGATTGCAAGAAAAGGAGGGGGATGTGGAACGTCCTTAGCCAAGCTTCGCCCAGAAGGAGATCCAGTTGCGGGAAGTACTCATGGATACGCAGGAGGAGGAATAAAATTTGCCAATACAATATCTCACGACATGACTGTCCTCTCGCAAGGGGCAGGGTTTCGCGAAATGGCGATTATGTTCGCACAAAAAGTTTCGCATCCAGATATAATAAAGTTTATAGTTTCTAAATCAGAAGAAGGGAAACTTACCAATGCGAATATATCTGTTATGGTAGACGATGAGTTTATGAATGCCGTTGACAACAATGAGGATTATTGGACAGAATTTGATGGTAAAAAATATGACAAATATAAGGCAAGAGATGTTTTTAGGTTGATTGTTGAAGGCGCATGGAAAAACGGTGAACCAGGAATTCTCTTCATGGATCGCATAAATGATTCTCCATATAAACACACAGGTCAAGAAATATTTTGTGTCAACGTGTGTTCAGAATTACCATTGCCCATAAATGGAATCTGCACACTTGGTTCTCTTGATTTGTCTAAATTTGTATCATCTCAAGAAATGAATTATGAAAAATTAGGTATTGCAGTAAAATTAGGAATAAGATTTTTAGATTCTACAATTAGCAAATCTTCCTACCCCACTCCTTCAATAGAAAAGTGGGCTCAAGAAAATAGAAGTGTAGGGTTGGGAATAATGGGATTTGCAGACTATTGCCTGATGAAAGAAATCGCATATGGATCTAAAGAATCAATTGGCGAACTTGAAAATATTTTATCTTTTATGAAAAGAGAAGCGTATAAAGAATCAGAGATAATGGGGTATGAATTGGGTGTTCCTAAAATGTGTAAAAAGTTGCCAACCCCCAGAAGAAATATTACGGTATTAACCGCACCTCCCACTGGGACAGTTAGTTTAATTGCTGGATGCTCCAGTGGCTTAGAACCCATTTTTAGCGAGATTACCATAAGAAATGACAAGACAGGGGTCTATACTTTTAGCAATAATCTCTCATCGGAACCATACTTCAGATGCGCTGTTTCCTCAAATGAGTCAAACGAAGTAACTTGGCAAGAGCACATTGCAATATTGGCTGCGGGACAAAAGCATATAGATTCGAGCATTAGTAAAACAATTAATTTCCCTACCAAAACTCATAAAAAAACAATGCGTAAAGCAATAATGATAGCATGGAAAGAAGGTTGTAAAGGGGTGGCTATGTATAGAAATGGTTCTCGTAAAAATGAAGTGCTTTCCCCAAAAAATATCAAAAGAGATAAATGCCCCACTTGCAACAAAGAATTGATATCCCTTAATGGAAATAAGGAATGTACGGAATGTATGTTGAAGGTTAAAACTATTAAATGAATCTCAAAAAATACGCTCAAGAAGCAAAACGTACAAACGCCAAACTTCCATCCAAAAAAATGGATAATTTACATATGGTGTTGGGCATGGTCACAGAAGTTGCAGAATTAGCCAATATTTTTAAAACTAACATGGCATATGGTAAAAAAATAGATTGGATAAATGTTCAAGAAGAAATTGGAGACGCGATGTTTTATTTAATAAATTTTTGCAATATAAACAATTTTGACCTAGAAAACATCCTTCAAAACAACATAGATAAATTGAAATCTAGATATCCTGATAAATTTACAGAACAACACGCTCTTAATAGAGATCTCAAAAAAGAAAGAAAAATCTTGGAAGAATTAGGATACTAAAAATTGGCAAAAAAATTAGCCCCAATATGGGGCTATTTTTATTTCTTGTCACTTCTTCTTCTTGCTTTTGGTTTTATTGTTGGTTCAATTTTATTTTCCACCAATTGATCATGCAACATCCAACCAATTGAAATTGCCTCTTCAAGTGAAGTGGCTAATGTTTCAATTTCTTTTCTCATTTCTTTTACTATATTTTTTAATTCTGCAATTGTATTTTGTAGTTCAGTTACATCTTTAGAAGATGCTCTTAAATTTTCTAGCTCTTCTTCTACTTCTTCTGCCTTAACTTTCATTCTATCATAAAGTTCAAGTGCATCATCAGACAAATCTCTTCTTTCATCTATATCTCGTTTTTTTCTATTTTGCCATAAAATCCAATAACTAGGCAAACATATTATTAAAGGTATTATAATAGTGCCAACAATAATTATCCAAAGCGGTACTGTCATTACTTACCTCCCTTATAAAATGGTTTTTGTATTGATGAATAGGAAAGAAAAGTTCCTAACAGGTGTAGCCTTAGTATCACTGACCATATTGTAAAGAAATCTGGCTCTATCATATTGCGAAGTCCCAAACCAAAAGTCCAATCAACAAAGTAAACACCATAAAAAATAATAAAATGGATTGTCCAAACAATCCAAGGTATTTGATAAATTTTCTTATATTTAGAGCATTTAGATATTTTTAATTTCATTACTAATAAAACAATTGCAAAAGAAAAACATAGCAGTTGTAAAATTCCCAGAAATAAAAATCCAGAAGTTAAATCATATGGCATCTCCCTCCTCCTAATAAAATAAAGATTTTATGTTACCATGTTGCAATTGCCGCTCTTGTCCATGTATTAGCTTGTGTACATATATATATATAACTTCCGCTATATGCAAATTGTCCAGCAACGCCCGCTGCACTTCCGCTTGCAGGAATACCAACAATAGTTAAATAACTAAATGTGCTTCCACTTGTAACGTGCCCAGTCGTATTAACTCCAATTGAGTTATATGATCCAGAGGCAACACCACTTACATTATGCTTTGCAACGCACCCACTTGTATCTGACATCACATCAGAACCAGATATAACCGCATCTGTCAAATATGCCACAAGACTGCCACTTGTATTGTGCCCTGTTGTATTCACATCAACTTTATTATAAGTTCCAAGAGCAATACCGCTTACATTGTGTTTAGCAACGGATCCACTACTGTCTGACATTACATCTGAACCAGATATTATTGTAGATCCGCTATCACCAGATGCAGCGGCAGTAATGTGTCCCTTTGCATTGACAGTAACACTTGCATTTGTATAGGCAGCGGCTCCCACCCCACTAACAACATGTGAAACTTGACTGCCAGAAATAGAAATTGGAGAAATGCCAAGATAAGGTGCTATTCCACTATCTTCTAAATATCCATCAGAACTAATAGCAGTAAAATTCCCAGTTGTTCCAGAAACAAATATCTGATTGGCAACATTGGGAGTAACCCACATCCAATTAGTTCCATCATATCTAAAAAGATATTCTTTATTGATATTTAATTCACCACTAGCAATATTGGTTTTATTTCCAGCAACATTAATTTTTTTCAATGTAATTACAGATAGCGCATTAATCTTTAATGTTGTATTGCCCGTAACAGTTACATCTAAATTTAAAGAAATGAACATGTCTGTAATATATGTATCAATTGCGGCAACGGTTGCTTCATAATAATTAGTAGATATTTCAACTCCATCCACTCTTATTATTTGAGGCGACCCCTGAAGTGTAACAATAGATCCAGCCGTATCATTGGCAAACCTATCAACTATGGACATATTGGAACTGCCACCCGTTCCCGCTTGATCATCTCTGTATGTTGAAAATAAAGCAGAGGCATCTGTAATTGCATCATACAAAGTTAATCCTAAATAGGGCGAAATACTCATAAATGCCTCCTCCTATATTGTCTGAAAATCTAAATCTTCTAATGCTGTACTGTCCATCGTATGTAAAGCATCTGGATCGTAATCATATAAATGATAATATTGTTGTACAACCGCACTTGCAGCGAAAACTGTTGGCGGAATTGCCATTGATACGTTGGGAATTTTTACACCTACTCTAACCAATATTGCAAGTGTGGATACTGGTATAGTTACTACTGTATTTAATACTTTTAAATTCTGTTTGAATACAATGTCAAAAACAGGCTCAGGAATATCCCAATCTACGAATAATCGTTCCCCCAACTTTAACATACCTGCAGTGAAAGTAATTATAGTGGCGGGAATATCAATATCTTGGAACAATCTTAAAGTTTGTAAAAATTGTGTAACCAAAATATTCAAATGTTGAATAAAATTTATATTCCATGAGGCAGTTACTTGATATCCAAAAAGTTCAACTGAAAATGATTTTGCTGAAGTAATATAGGAATCAAAAGATGTTCCGGCAGTGTTGATATATATATTAAAAGTTTTTGTACCAGCAATATAAGAATCAAAAATCTTATTAGCTTCTGCCCCCCATTTATCTCTACCCCAAATACCAAAACCCCATTTCATCGGTTGTCTCCTTTTTTACTTACAACTATTCTGGATTTGGTACAATTTTAGGTATTGAATCTAATCCATAAATCCATTGTTTGCCTAACGGTATTCTAACTACAACGGGCTCACTAATTAATTGACAATTGGTTTTTTTTAACGCAGCCTTAACTAATATATCACATTTGTCCGAGCGTTCTTGCGGAGTCAATATTTTATCTTCTTTTTTTGTTGTCATTTATCTCCTATGATATTGAACCTATTGCATCTGTCCAGTCTGCTGCTTCGTGTGCCAATCGCTCTCGATGGTTATTTACTTTTCCTGCAAGAAACCGTATAATTTCTGCCTTAATAAATTCTGTTTTTGTTCCATCTACATTACTATCATATGACTGCGAATCACAAAAATCATTTATAAAATTTACATCTGCCACATCATCTACTGATAAATTAATTTTTTGTGTCATGAAATATCTCCTTAACTACTTGGGGCATCATAGTATGGAACCCATACAAAACTATTATTAATAGCCATTCTAAGAAACCCTTGAATTGAATTGCCACTTGTCCATTCACTAATAGGATTCGCTACACTTGATGCACTAGTTGATACAAAATTGATAAATTCTTCTGATATGTCTGCTTGATCAAGACCAAGCACAGGTATTGCACCTGTATTATCATTTTGGTCAATTAATACCTTGCCTCCATATGTTGTATTACCAAAGGTGGCGGCATTGTTATTGCCATCAACATGAACTAATGGCGAGTCATCATCACTATATATTTGAAAATCATAATCTGCAGCATTGGGATTAATTCTTACTCTTGATTCCGCCACTTGCATACCAACACTGAAATTGTTGCCTCTCATCGTATAAAATCTCATCACAGCATCTTTGCTTCCTGCTGTTGTGTCAGACAAATACACATCTATCTTGGAATAAGTTTGAACAGTGTCATTAGTGTCATCAGCTTGAAATAAAAGCTCAAGTGTATCTGCTTGGACTTTCGTATCCCTATGCAGCTCCAGCACAGTCTGGTGTGTTGTGGAGAGGGTTGGCGTTGTTGAACCAGAAATATCAAGTGCCGATCCTGTTAATATCGCTTCTCCATCAGATTTAAATACGTTAGAAAGATTAGTTCCCAATGCCGTCTGAGTTGCCACAATTCCGTCATAAGCCACATTCATTTGAGATGCGAATGCAATTGAATCGTCAACTGCTGGCGTATAAGAATCAATTTGTCCTGGATATAATGAAGCCATAATTTCCTCCTTTTATTCCCAAATAAAATGCAGTTTTTTATTTAAACTTAATTTGTCATTGTTATATTAAGCGAACTAGCAGAAAACGTTACTGTAGTTTGTGCTTGTACAACTTTAGACGAAGACAACTGTTGAAAATACCAAACATTTCCGCTACCTGACTCTGCATGATCCCAGAAGGCAACATCCGTAATCGTTCCCCACGATCCAGAACTTTCTTGGAACTCAATGTCATTTTTGTTAGTTAGTGCTCCACCAGCAGCGGTACTAAATTCATTTTTATCATTAGTTACAGATTTTCTCACATATGAACCACTTCCAGGTTCAGTTGAATTAGTGCCACTTGCGCTAATAGTCGTAGTAGATAAGCCTAGATACATAGTTCCAGGAGGCGTATAGTTAGTAGCCCCAAATCCCTTATCAAGCCACTTATTGCTTGCATAAATTGTAATAGCCATTTATTTCCTCCTTTATTGAATTGCACTTGTAATATTTAATATGCCCTGGCTTGGACGAAACGGCGATCCATCAGCATCAATAAATAAAGGTTGATGCAAATATTTACCGCTTAAATCAATCGTATCACTTCCCTCTAGTGTTACAGAAAATTGACTAGAAGCACTGCCAGATGGAGAGCCAGTTTTTGTAACTAAAACAGTGGGGTCGCCATATTTACTCAATCTCCAAGACGTACTGCCCGAAGCAATGTTGATTGGAGCACTCGCACTATTATAAACATTAAAAGTATAAACTTGTTCTGTTCCAGCAATAAAAGTTGTTTCTGACAAGTCATTAATAGTTGCATATACAGGAAATGTCATTTTTCCTCCTTCTTTTCTGGAATTTTTTTAATATTTATGTCATCCTTTTGGAATTCTTGTATAATTGCTTCCAAATGCTGGAAGACATTTGACATTATTATAACGTTATTTATTCCCCTAAATTCCAATCTGTCTAAAAGACCATAAATTTCTTCAATTTGTTTTTTGAAATTTTTGTTCATATTTTCATCCTTTATAAACCAATAACGCCAGTCATAAGAGCATTTGTAAAATTTGCCGTTCCTGAACCAGTTGATCCAGTAAAGTTAACCCCTGTTAAATTGCAATCTCTAAACGATGCACCGGCAATATTGCAAGTACGAATATCGCCATCAGATAAATTGCTACCATCAAAAGTAGTCCCTGATAAATCTACATCTCTAAAAAATGCTCCATTCATCGTACAAGATGTAAATGCCGTTGGGTTTCCTATACAGTCATCAATATGAACTTCCAACATGGTAACTCCCCAACAATCCATCGCTCCTATATTCGTATCATCAAAACGTGCATGACTAAGATCACCACCATTAAAAGACGTATTAAAAAAATTTGCGTCACTAAAATTGCTGACCGCAAGATTTGCTCCACCAAAATAAGCACCATCAAAGTTGGTGTCCCTAGCATCAACTACAGAAAAATTTACCCCATATAGAGAAGCGTCTTCAAAATCGCTATATCGCACATTGGCTCCAGCAAAAATTGCGCCATTAAAAATACCAGGATCCGTGAAGTCTGAATTTGGAATGTCTTTTCCTGCATAACTTACTAGTGGGGCTTGTTCTGGCGAAGGATCGTCAACATTATCAAAATTAAGACCAATCAAGATACCTTTTTTAAAATTGAGTATTCTTTCACCAAGTTTAACATCTTTTGTTTTACCCTTTGTCGTTTCTGGATAAAATGAATCAGCAATGATCGCTCCACCAAAAGAAACATCATTGATAAACTTAGCATTTCCTCTTACTACCAATCCCAATCGAGATAATGTTATTTTTGGAAGACCATTAGCATCAAGCACTCTTAAAGAAATGTTGCTCTGCGCCACAAGTTCTGGATATCCAGATTTTGACACTCCCAATTGAGCTCCAGGCCATCTGATAGTTCCACCAAAAATTCTATCCGCCAACATCTCGCCAGCAGTAATTTTAGTTGCATCTAAATAATCAATATGTTCTGGTATTATTTGATTCAACCCAATCTGCGGCCCCATGATGAATCCTTGCAAATTATCAGCATAAATATCACCACTAAAAATTGCTGTGCGGCCATGTATGGATAACTTTCCAAGTCGAATATCTCCAGTACTTTTAATATAGTTTCCGCGAGAATCAAATAGTCCAGTTGGCTTGATTTGCCAACCACCAATATTACCAGAGGCGGCAGCAATAGTACCTGTAAAATCTCCCGTAGCCGCAGATAAATTTCCTTTGAAAATTACATTTCCAGAACTATCTACATAAAATTGATCAACATAAGAAGATCCAATTAATTTTTGAATTTTTATTCCATTCTGTGGATCTAAAAGAATTTTATTTCTGTTCGCATTTGCCGTAAGAGTAAATGTAGCATTAGTTAACCTTGCACCAGCCCCATCCACAACAAATGTATTATTTTCATTTTGAATTGTTAATTCATTTCCTGCAATAATATGCCCAACAATTACTTCTCCAACTAGACCAAAAGCAGAACCACTAGGGCCAGCAATTTGACCTAACGCTAAACTGGCTGTTTGAAAACCATCCCTACTAAATGCAAGCGTATTACTTGTTAACCATAATTGCTTGGGATCATAATCGTCTGTGGTAGGACGATACGTTCTAGCCCTTAAACCAATTTCACTTATTGTGATTTCTTCGTTTGTAGAACTTATAAGTTTATTTAAAGATGCGTTTAGAGCACTATCAATAAAAGTGGTTACTTCAGATTTATGACTTGTTGACCAGTTTCCCCATTGTTCTGAATTAAAACTTGTTTTTATAGAAGAATTAGAGCTGTCTCCAAATAAATCAGAAAATTCATATGAACTACTTCCCAATCTAAACTTATTTCCAAAAATCATTTGAAAATTCTTAGGATCATCATAATCTAAATCTATTCCCAATAACACAGGAGAAATGTATGTGCCATCAGTAAGTTCTAAAGTTATGGTTGATCCCAATGTAACTTGACTGATAAATTCTTCATACTCTTTTAAGAAAATAAAGTTTACAGCACTTATATTGAATTCATATCTTGGAACCGCAATTTTATTTAAAACTATAATTGCTTGGTCATATAAGTTTTGTGACATGTCTTGTATCTCGGCATTTGTCATAATGTCTGTTTGAATAAAGTTAGGGTTCTGATATGTTGAACCTATAATAAGTGGATTCAGTTCCAATAATTGAGCATCATTAAAATTTGAATCAAAACTTAAAGTTGTATTAATTGCCGTTAAGTCTACAATATATCCCGCAATTAATCCTTCAGAAGTAGTAATTTCTGAATTTTTAGAAACTATTTCAGCCTCTTTCGAAGAAACTTGTGAGGCTATACTTGAAATATCTAAGCCCTGTTGAATTCTAGCTCCTTGAACACCTTGTAAAGCCACAAGTTCTGCTGTAAGGTCTGCCAATTCAGATTCCAACGCACGTAAATTCTCATTTTCATCTTTTAATTGTGTAAGCTTATTGGCATAAGTTATCTGATTGGATACAATCAATGCTTCCCAAGTATCAAGAGCATCTATTAATCCTTGACTCATCCAATCTGTTGTTTCAAAATGTTCAAAATTATAAATGGTATTCGTGCCTAAAGGATTAACAGTTAAAATATCTAAGTCACCACCACCATAAACTGTAAGTGCAGTAACTAATTCAGATGTTATTTCCTTAATCTCTGTTTTTTCAATAAGATTATCAAAAGATAAAAATATATCTGTTGCTGTAGGAGTATCAGGAACATATCTTGCATTTACTGTTTTATTAATTGTATCAAAATAAAATACTGCCTGATATGCTTGAGAAACTTCTGTCATCATGAATTCATAAAGTGTTGTATCAGATACATCAAACGACCTGTACAAACCCCATAGATCTGCATCAATAGTGCCTACAGACCATCCAGGTACATATGCTAAAAGAGTGCCAACCAATGTTCCAGCAGGAGTTATAGGATCATAAAATTCAAATGTACCACTAAAAACAGTAACCTTTTTATTGATAAATTCTGCTTCTTGAGAATCAACAACTATTTCCTTAAATTCAGTAATTCCATCACTACCTTCAGTAATATCAGTTATTATAAAATATCCTATATTCTCTACGGATATCAATCTTCTATGTTGTAAAAAATCATAATATTCATTGTCTACTTCATCAATAGTCTTGTAGGCCGTAAAACGAAAACGAGATAGCGCATTATATCGCCATTCAAGCTGTCCGCCTTCAATGGTTCCCAAAGAATATAGCTCAGTTCTATCAGGATTTAGCAAAGTTATTTGAGGTTGCTCAAACTGATCATAAAAGTCAAAGTTTTGTTGCATTATTACCCTCCAATTTTTCTTGCAAACTGGTAAGTCATAGTAAACTCGCTTACCCCTCCTGTGAGTGTAAGACTATTATTCCCTGGCAATAATCTAAGCCAATTTTTATTAAATTTTCCAAGCCTGTTTAATCCTGTACTTGAACTTACTATTTGTCTACTATTGTCTACGGTCATTACCTCTAACGCAGATATATCAGTAAAGGTAAAAGCCCTACTATCATCCGTAGTATTTACCAAACCAAAAGAATCTCCAATTGCATTTAAAGTAAATGTTATGGCTGGATAAAGATAATCCGCATCATCAGTATCATTATAGAATGTAAACGTATCGTTTGCAATTCCTCCACCATATGGTCTTGTTATTGTTTTTGGAAACGTCCAACCCCAGGGTGAATCACAACTCATCGTACAAGAAAATCCTTGATGAATGTTGCCCACATATATATCTTTAACGTTGGTCAAAATTCCGTTAAAATAAACTTCATCAATATCGCATTGCAAAATTTGCAACTTCTTTTCAACAATACTGCCAAATAACCACCTTTTCATAAGGCTTCTCATATGACCATCAACTCGACCAGCACTTGTTAATTCCAAATCAACTTCTAATATTTCATCTTGTGTAACACCAAAGAAATATTGTTTTGATCTGCGATAGGGTAATGTTCTAATTGGTGTAACATTCGATCCTGCATCAGACTTTACTAAACCAGTTTTAAAATTAGTAACATATAATCCATATAGATCACTGGAAGTTCCATCCCAAATAAATCTTCTTCCAAAAAATGCCATAAAACCCTCCAATCAAATTTTATTTTAACGACAATAATGATTGTTTAGATTCCACATATTCATAACCATCACTCATTTGTAAAATTTGACAATGCTGATAAGGAATACTATCAATTTTTCCAACACGAAAATATCCTCTTGAACGAATCGCTACCCTGCCGATATATGTTCCCGATCTCTTTCCAAAAGGTATTGTTGCCACAACTAAATCATTTGTCTTAAATCCGTGAACAACTGACGATTTTTTAGCTTTTGTTCTTGGAAATCCATACTTATTCATTAGGCACATTTGTCTTTTCCCATGTCGCTTTGCTTTAATACTTAAAGGTGTCATTTTTGTAGGAACATATACGCGTGCACCAGTTTTACCAACACATATCGCATCAATCCAATGTGTCTTAGGCAATCCTTGAAGAAAACGATTATATTTTGTTCTTCCCCCAGTACCAATTTCTAAAGGCAAACTAAATTCATTCAATGTTTGCCACAATTTCCATCTAGTAGCATTCATAACTGCAGCATCTCTTAGAGATTTTCGTGCTTTTATTTGTATCTTAGAAAATCCAAATTCTTTTGCCGTTTGTGTACCCTTGGCAAGATTACAGGATCGACAAGCAATAGTCAAATTATCCACTCTATCGCTTCCTCCCCTGCCCCTAGGAATGATATGTTCAATCTCTAAAGGAATATTCTTGGAGTTACAATAAGCACATTTTCTTCCCCATTTTTCAAGCAAATATTCTCTTACTTCATACCCTTGTAGTTTACCTTGTTGATATTGAACTCCTAAAATTTCTGGATTTTGCATTTTTTGGGTATCAAAACGAATTAATTCCATCGAAATTGCTTGTATTGGAGCATATCGACATAAACGAAATGTCCAAGTAAAAACATTATGAACCCTACTCATCAAACTTGGGGGCAACCATTTTTTTGATCTACTACGATTATTAAATCTTTCAGGACGATATCTTAAATTAGATCTTCTATTGCGACGCCGATTTCGTCTTCTTTCAAGACCAAACTTAATTTGTTGCCCCCTATGATTTATTTCTGCCACCCACAAAACTTTTCCCCCAAATTGTACAATTGCTATTCCCGTTGTCCTGCTGCCAGGATCAATCTTGATTCTCATTGGAGACATTGTCGATTCTTCTTGTAGTCTGTCATTCAAAATGATCGTAAATGGATATTTACGAAATACACTTGCTCTACCATTCTTCATCAACTGTCTGGCCCTTGCCGGATGACAAGGAACAAGAGGTTTTCTATTACTATCTAAAACAAATACTCTTTGCATATTTTACCTTTTATGGTTTACTGTAATCTCCTCTTTCGAGGGTAAAGTGAGCCTCGCCAATGTTATCAATCAGTGTTTCCAAAAAGCACTTGTTTATACCCTCAACATGTTTAACTTTTTGGTTGTAGTGGTTGGAACTGGCTCGGTCATTCCAACGTACGTTCTTAAACTTTCTTGATAACGTAGTTCTCAAAGAACTTAGGCTGGTCAACGCGGACTTTTATAAGTCTCTCCACAAAGGAGCGGTAGTTGACGGTTACCTCCTGATTTAATAAGGGGGATTAAATAAAATCCCCCTTTTATCTGAGTTAAATACTGTATGCGTTTGCGTTACGGCGAATTCCACGATTTTTCATTATTCTATTGAGAGATTCCGCTATCTTGTTATCAATTATAGGAATAACTGACTTATCTAAGTTTCCAGCAACATTGAATTCATTATGTATAGTTATTTCGCCATCACCGCCAGTGTTAGCAACAATGTTTGGCAATGTTTTATTCATAAAATTGGATATTTGATCTGGTCTAGATACGAATTCACCCGTCATTAATTTAGCATATTCTTCATTTGATCTTATCTTTGGAAGACCGCCAACAAAACCACCTTCATGATATCCTCTAATCATAGAAGGATCTTGGCGATATTCCCTAGATTCCATTCCCAACGCTTGCAATCTTGCAATTTCCGTTGCGCCCCATGAAGACCCAGTATATCCAGTGCCAGTAAGTGCAGAGAGTGTTTGTTGAGCCCCAACAACACTTGCATATTGACTTGCAGCCATAAATGCCCTATTCCAAGCACCCACAATATCATTATCTATGCCACTACCATAAATTCTATTCCATTCCAATAATGATTGATAGAATGTGTCACTTCTATTTTCAATCATGGTAATGGCTTGCATGGCTATGGTTCCAGATTGTTGTAAATATGCTTGTATGACATCAAGTTTTTTATCAATAATGTGCTTAAACCTATCATATTCTTCGTCTAAGGCACTCTTTTGTTTATCAACACTATGATCATATTCTTCATCTTCAAGGTCGCGCTTTTCTTCGAATAATTGTTCTTCAAGCTCCAACCTGCGTTTCATTCCTTCTTCGCTGGTATCAAACTGAAGTTCCATTAATTCTTCTTCAATGTTTGTAATTTCTTTTTGTTGATCTTTAACTGCCCTTAGATGATCACGTTCTTTCTTTTCTTGATCAATGATTTGTTTTCTAGCATCAATGATTTTTTTATATCCATCAAGTTGATCTTTTAAAGCATCGCGTTCTTCTTCTTTGCGTTGTTTGATCATTGAAATTGTGGCTTTTAGGAGATCTTGATATGCTTTTTCTCGTTCTTTTTCTGCGTCTTCCAAGGCTTTTTGGTAGTCTTTTTCTGCTTGTTCTACTTCTTTGAGATTGTCTCCAAATTTTTTAAATGGATCGCCAGTGGCAAGAAGTTCTAAATATCCCCTTAATGATTCTATCACTTCATCGCTGGCATCTGCCATATATGCCATAGTGATTGCGGTATCAACATTTGCTATAGATATGCTTTTCAGCAACCCTATGTTTATCTTGTAGGCATTATTCAATTCATCCCAAGAAACTATAGCATCATAATCTGCAGGAGATAATATTCCAGCAAGTATTTTTACTTGTTCTGCACTAATTTTGCCAAATTCTTCCATAGTATCAACAATGGAAAATATTTGTTTATCGAAGTCAATAAGTTCATCTAAAGTTTCACTTAAAACAAAATTTAATTCATCAAAAAATTCGCCAAGTTGATTAAATGGCAATGCACGCATAGCTCTTTGGGCAATTACATCAAAAGATCCCACAAGTTTACGCAATTCATTAGCCAAATCAGAACGTCCCAAATTTTCAGCCATATCTAAGAAAAGATTTTGTGTAGCAACATCTAAAGAAAGAAATTCTTGTTTAGTTCTATTTACAAAAAGCTCTACTTCATCACTTACTGACTTAAGATCTTTTCTGGCTTTTTCAGCATTAACGGCACTAACATCAGTTGTTGGCAATCCTGTCCAAGGATCTGCAACTCTTATTTCAGCCATATCAGATAGGGCCTGAAGCCTAGTTTGTTTTTTTATAAGCTCCTCATAAAGTTCTAATTCTGCTTCAAATCCCTCTATTTTTTTTTCTTTAAGCGTCTCTTTTATTAAACTTAATTCTTCTTTTCTCAGTTCAATAATGGTTTTTAAATCTGCAATTTCAGTAATACGAAAATTGCCAAGATCATTATAATATCCTTGAAGACCAGGAATTAAATCTTTTAGTTCATTTTGAACCTCAACGTATCTTTCTTGCTCATCTGCTGATTTTTTAGTATCTTGTTGTAAATCTACAAATTCTTGTGCCAATAAGCTAACGGAATTTCGCTCTTCTTCAAGTTTTTTAATTGAACGAGTTAAAGAATCAATTTCATTTTTTAACTCAATAGTTTTTTCGCGGGCTATTTCAGCGCCATTTATCCAATTACTATATATTTTACCAAGGGCTATAACGGCAATAATGCCCAAAACTATTGCAACTCCAGATAACGCAACCATTAATCCTTCAGCCGCTACAGTTGTAATGCTTAAGGCGGCTGAAAGTCCAGCTAATTGCTGTCCAACAAATGGCAATATAATTGAAAATTTGGCTGTTAAATAAATGCCAAGGGCAACAAAAGCTAAATTAAGAATTCCCACTGCATCTGCAAATTTTATTATACCTTCGCCTAAACCAAGAACATTTTTCAATAATTCATCTGTAAAAGTATTTGCAACTAATTTTTCCCAAGTGGCTATAAGGCGATTGGAAGCAGCTTCAACACTATTGACATAAATTTCATATCTTTCTTCTGTTGTGCCTAGTGCTTCTGCTTCAATTTTTAAAGCTTCAATGTACATTTCTTGATTGTTCATTAACGCAATAAAGTTTTCAGCCTGTCTAACACCAGCAAATGCTTTTGCAATCGTAGATTGATCAACAGTCCTTCCTGCTTCAGCTAGTTCTAACCATTTTGCTCTTGTTTCATCAAGAACATCATTCATATTTCTAAATTGATGACTACTATCTCGAAGTTCAATACCAAACCTAGCAAGTATTTTTTCTACATCAGATATACTTTCCCCTGCTTCATCAATATCTTTATTGAGTTTTACATCTCTCATACGTGAAAAGATTGTTTTAAAACTTTCACCAATACTTTCCGCACTTTTTCTAGTCACGGCAGAAACAACAGTAATCATTGCTGCCACATTTTCAAGTGGAATTTGAATAAGACGCGCCGAATTGGCGGCCCTACGCAAAGCAGCAGCTATTTCACCAACACTTGTAGCGTAAGCATTATCTAGAGCAATAAGTTTATCAATGGTGGGCATAACTTCTTCTAAAGCTAAATCATACCCATTAATAATGGATGTTAAATATTCTGTTGATTCTGCTTGATCAAGATTGCCTAAAGTTGCCATCATAGTGCTTGCACGCAACAACTCAGCGGTTTCTTTTGCTGTCTTACCTTGTCGTATCCATTCAAGACTTCCCTTAGTAACTTCTAAAGTTGTTACACCAAGAGCAATAGCCAAATTGTTATACTCTTGCGCGAGATTCTTTATTTCATGCACAGAAGCACCAGAAACAATTTGGATATTAGTCATCTCTTTATTTAATTCTTTTACATATCCAACTGCTTTCTGTATTTGTCTAATTGTTCCATAAACTACAGCAGTACCGATTCCCCAAAGCACAATTTTCTTGAGTGCAAGACTCAACATTGATGTAAAAGTCATGCCTTGTTTGTGAGCACTGGCCAATGCTGTTTTTGTTTTATTAACTTCTAAATTTAATTCTCTAAATTGTTGAGTTATTTTATCTCTTTCAGCAGTTGCACCAGTAAACTTTTGCATACTGATTCCAATTTCTCTAATTTTATCTCTAACTGCACTACTAGATTTAACAACATCAGCATTTCTAGTTCTTATATCTTCAAGTCTAGTTGACCAAGTTTTAGTTTGATCTGCAATACTTTTTGTATATCTTGACGATTCATCCAAAAGTTTAATATAATGTTTACCATTTTTATTAATATCAACTCTAGTTCTTAGAATTTGTTGTTCATTCCCAACTATCTTTTTAAGAGTAACATTATATTTTTTTGTTTCTTCATCATCAAATATTTTTTTTGCAGAAATTTCTTGCCAGCCCAATCCCTCATAATATTTTCTAATATCATCAACATTTTCAATTACTATTTTATTAATTCCAGCAGCGGCTTTTTGGTATCCTTTTCCAACATTTATCCCAAGAGCTTTTCCAGCAGCTTCGCCCCCCTTTTCAATTTTTTCTAAATCAACATCAAAATCAGATAAAGCGCTTTTCAATTGGGATTTAATATGTGCAAGACCTTTGCCACTAATTTTAACTTTATGTATTGTGAGTTCTAATTCTTTAGAAAGTTTATTTAATCCAGTCTGAACATTGCTTTTTCCAGCCGTTGTTGTTTTAAGAACCGCTTCTACTAAAATCTGATATTTGTCAGGAGCACTTACTTTCTCAGCCATATTCCCTCCATTTAGAGAAGCAAGTTCTCTGTTTAATCAATTTTGATATTGAACATGTTTTCTAATTCGTCTATAGAATTATCTTTGAGGTAACTCTGGGTCGTCTCTATTGAAATGTGATTAGCAATTAATTTCAACTTCTCAATAGGAAATCCATCTATACCAAGTTCTCTAGCAACATAATGAGAACCATCAGAAAGATTTTGAAGACAAGCATGACGCATAGAGTGAAGATTAAAATCAATGTTTGCCCCATCAATCTCATATAAGATATCTCTCATTTCTATCGTCCAATCATAAAGAACATTAGATGTTGGTCGTTCACTATTAACGAACCACAAAGAATTTATATCGTCTTCGCCGCGTTGTTCCAACCATTTTACAACACATTCTTTAGTGCCAGAAAAATAAAGCAATCTAAAAACTTTCTTTCTTTTTCCAATCACTTTATTTGTACTACTCTTTTTAGAATCATAAAAGGAATGTTTTTCAACCTGAGACAATTCATTTTTTCTACCAGAAGAATCATAAGCCAACATAAGAAGAGTCGCTCTTTGGTATTCTTTTCGTTCCATAAGAACATCTCGTATTTTTAGAATTTGATTATCTGTAAGATAAAATATTTCCCTGACTGACTGTTTAGGCAAGCCCCTTACTTTTTTGGCTATGTTTATGTCGTATTCGTAGTCGTCTTCATCTTCCGCAAACGATAACATTGATCTAAGAGAAGAAAGCAATCTGTTCTGTCTTGCATTAGATAATCCTAAATCTTGAAGATACAATGAGTAGCGTCTAAAGTCTTTTTTTGTAAATGTCAAAATACTTGCATTATCCAATTTTCTATATGCATAAACAAAAAACCCCATAATATCGCGTTTATATTGATAAATAGTTCCTTCGCTTTTTTGATTTTGTTTTAGCTCTAAAAGGTAATCTTCAAGCAAAGTTTTATTTTCTGTACAAACTTTTTCATAAATATCTTTATCGAAGAACGCATTATAAACATTTTTGGGCATATCTATTCTCCAAAAAATGGCACACGCCTATAGCCACGGCATCACTTTCATCATCATTATTTATTTGTAAATTAGGATATTCTTGCAATATTATATATGCCACTTGATCCTTAGTTGCTTTTCCATACCCACAAACAGCCTTCTTTATTGTAGTGGAAGCATAAAAAATTTGTTTGCAGTCATAAAACAAATATTGTATAACACCCAACACTTTAAATAATGCCTGTGTACTTTTATTGAATTTAGTAAATCCAGATTCTATAACTATAAGTTCTGTTGGGAATGCTTCTTTTTTACCCAATATAAAATTCCCTATGGTTCGCAATCTATTGGGATGACTTTGCTTATCTGTGGTTTTTACACTAAAAACATGAAGAGGATTTCCATCAAGATCCCAAATACAAAACCCAGTGTTAGACAAACTTAAATCAAAAGACCAGATGTATTTTTTCAATAAATTCTCCTCACAATAAAATCATCGTTTTATTTAAAAATATTTACTCATCTCTTACCACAAACCCATTTACAAGATGCATTTTTGATAATTCTATGTTCCATTTTTCATCCCGTTCTACTCTAAGTTTTGCATCTTTTATTTTGCCATGGATAGGCACAGAAAAATCGCATATTAAATATTTAAAAAATAAATACATTTTTTTTATTTTACTCATTTTATCCTCATATTCTTTATAGCCTTAGCAACAATTTTTCCTACTAATGCATATCCAAGATTGTTCAAATGTGTATTGTCTTTGGTACAATAATATTGCATATACATTTCACTTCCCTCAAACCCTATTCTTTCGTTTTCAGCAACGTCTGCCACATGCTTGTAAGCATCTCTAACAAGTTGATTAAACCTTAACCTAAGATCTTCAAAATTTTTTGGCGTTTTATTACTGCGGGGTAATATAGTAATAATGAGTGGTTGCACATCTTTATTTTGTAACAATTTGCAATAGGTATTTAAATTTTCTAATACGATGTTTGGATTTTCTTGAAAATATAAATCATTTGTACCACACCATATACACGCAATACCTGAATTTTCTGGCATAAATAAATCTGGATATTTTATTAATGCATCCATTTTTATCATGGTTCTACCCATATTAACTACATGATATTTATTTCTTAATATTTTTTGTAAAAAATATGGATAATTACGATCCTCTGTTGCACCAATACCTTCAGTTAAACAATCCCCAATACAATATATGTTTGTTTTTTTGTTAACTATTTTCATATATCAACCAAAAAAATAGAGACAAACATTATGTATGTTTGTCTCTATTCACCCACTATTTATTATTAAATATCTTTTATAACAACACGACTTGCATCACTGAGAAGTTTTTCTGCGTCATACTTAACTGTAATCTCATCAAACAAAGCTTTCTCTATGATATTGGCAATTTCTTCCATACTGACTTCAAGACCCAGTTTATTGACTTCTACCTGAACATAATCAATAGCCCACTGTTTCTTGTTTTCAATAAGATTCTTGACTCCTAATTGTTCTGCTATTTTTACTGCTGTTGCAGCAACTTTTCCAAGCATCTCATATTGAGAAGGATACATGCCCTTTAATTTTGCTTGTTGCACACGAATAAATTGTACAACCAAACCAACCAATGCTGTTACAAGAACGGGCAATGCCCACACCATAACTCCAGCTACAGCATTTGCCATATTCATTCCAAATTCAGCCCAAAAATTGGGATCCATAATTTATTGCTCCTTTTTATTTAATTCTTTTCCAACCAATACCTTGCCTACCAAATTTTTTACTAAACATTGGTTCCATTTTGTTTGGCATCCACGTACCATCATACAATAAATCTACTGTTGGCGTCCAAAAATCTCTGGGATAAGTCCACCATCCAGGAGTTCCTTCGGTCAATTTACCGTCTGATCCTGTTATTCTATGCTGATTGAATAATGGCCCAGACAATCCTCTTACGATAATATCAACTAATAAGTGTCGTATGTCTGTGATTCCACCCCAAAAATGGCTTCCGTGAGTAAATAAATCTGGTTTATTTACCATATTGCCAATACTTGGAGAAATTTCAGCCCATATCTTATTTCCTGCACTTTTAGCTGACGATCTTGTAAAAGTTCCCAAAAGACCCCCATCTTCTTTTCTTCTAACATACCACTTTGGATGTTTCTTGTTATAAACCTCCGTCTCAATTTTTTTCTTAAGTTTACTTTGAACAACTTCAGTGACATCATTGATAATTGATGCAATATCCATTTTCATTATGGCCAAAAGTTCAGCATCATTTTTCATTTGTGGCATAATCACCCTCCAAAAATCTCTTTACTCCTATTGCCAGATGACTTTATTCTTTCGCTATAATCACAATAATCACACTCAAAATATTTATCAATATAGGTAATTTTTGCTTTTCTTTGAGGATAATCAGCTATTCTTAGTTGTCCCTCACAACAAACAGGGCACAACTTATTTCTTTTTCTTTTACTCATATTATTCTGTTTCTGGTTTCTTTCGTGGTCTTCCAGGCTTTTTCTTTGGCGATTCTTCTGTTTGTTTAACTACAGGCAAAATTTGATCAAGTTTTTCAGCCTCTTTGCTCAATCTTTCTAAAAGTTTAGCTATACCATCTTCAGACAAATCAAGTTCTGAAATGTTTTCTAAAAAGCCATAAAGCCATAAAGCCAATTTATCAATGGTTACACCAACAGATTTTTCTAATGCAACGTCCTCTCTTGCAATCAAAAGAGCCTTGCGAATATCATTTTGAAAACTAGCAAGATTTTTTATTTGGGCTGAAATTTTTTCCCAGATACCACTGCTCATAAAAGTTTCAATATCAAAAGCGTTTTCACTATCAAAATCAACATCTATTGTGGTGCAAAGCTCTACAATACTCAAAGCTAATCCATATTCAGCTTGTAAATACCTATTGCTCAAATCAAAAGATTCATCCATCATCATATTTATATATGATTGCAATAATGTCTGTTTATTTCTTAAAGAGATATATGGGTTAATGTGAATGGTTTCTTCTCCAATATTGAATGGAATCCATTGTATTTGTTCAAAATTAATTTTTACTTTATCCATTGATAAATTTCATCCTTAAAATTAAAATAAGGGAGTGGGATTTTACGCCCACCCCCAATTTCAGTATGCTTTTTTTGTTGAGAAATCAGAACAGTTAATGGCAGATTGTTTAAATAATTGTGTTTTTTTACACAATCTTACAAACTGACAATGATTTCCTTTATGTTTGCCATATTGACAAATATAAAATAGCCCACCACTGATTTTCTCTTGTTTCCCATTGGCACAATTAGCCATAAGTTATTATGTAATATTTACTGTAACGTAGTCAATCAATGATCCAGCAGTTGCTTGATAATATGTTGAACTAATTATAGCAGAGTCTCCATCAGATCCACTTGAGGCTGCTGTTACCAAACCAGTTGCCCCACCTACAGAAATCTCAGTTTCTCCACTTTCTCTTGCATACGTGCAATCAGTTGTAATATTAACATTCTGATAAATTCCACCTTTGATTCCCAAAGTTGTAATTTGGGCTGTATCAGGAAGGCTTTCGTCATCAAATGTAATGGTTGATGGGATTGCAGCAATGCTTGAAACCAATACTGTTGAATCTACTGGTATCCACGTACATTTAGCATAATAATCCTCTGTATCACAATCATCAGACACATTAACAAGAGCTTTACCATTTAAGGTTTCACTTGACACACCATTGGCAGTCATCGACAAAGTATAATCACCTGAGACTTGGAAACGCGGAATGTTAATTTGCAAACTGTCTACAATTGTATTCGTATTGTCTCGTACTTCTGCCACAAGCGTCAGATCTACAACATTAGGTGGTGTTGTTGATTCAACAGTAATTTGAGAAGCCGTTTGAGCAGTTGTATAAACTGCATTAACTTTTTGACTAGCTCCAGCGCCCACATATATTGCCGACCCCGCAGGTGTAACGTTATCAATAGTTCCATCAGGAAGGAATACGCTTACAGTCGTACTATTAGGAGTTGATAAAGTATTTCCAGACCCGCCAGAAAGTACAATACAATCCGTTGCAGTAACCGTTACTGAAGCTGTAGAAGCTGTTTGTCCAACATTCAATCCCAAAAGTGTTTCATTGAAAATTGCTTGTTCAATGTTTACTTCCAAGTTTCTGTCATGAATATATTCATACAAAAGAGCGTTGTTAATACCACCCCGCACCTCTGTTTTATTTGTTGTCAGCGTAAATGCTGAACTAATATTTGTAATACCATAAACCAATGCGTTGCCAGTTGCACTATCGCGTATAATCGCATTAGCTACACTAACTAGATATTCTTGTGCTGCCATATTTTTAACTCCTTTTGTAAATTATTTTCTATGCTGATGCCTTGAAAATATCACTCTTCATATATTCATTTTTCGATATAAGAATACTGTCATATCTTCCTTTATTTTCAGAATGGAATAGAAAATGATCTACACCACCCTTAATTTCCGCCCATGCCTCCATAGGTTTATAAACCTCAAAACTATTCAAGGCAAAAGACTTTTCAACTTGCATTTTAAATTGAAATAAACTATATTTTCCAATCTCAAATACACTCTGTCCTAATAGAGCACAAAGAGTAAATACTTCGTCATGCAACGCAATCTTTCCAGTTTTGTTTGCATTGATTCCTATCATCTTGGCTTCTAATTCTGGATTGTAATCATCTATATATTTGATTCCAATTCCATTTTGTTCTAAAATTATTTCTCTAATGTTATCAAATTCATTTTCTGAAAATTCAACATCGTCTATTCTAATACACAACTTCTTTCTGTTTATTGGGTCTTTAGCTTCAGGGTTTATAATTTGACCCAACTCCACATCTTCTGTTTTGGTTATATACTTAAAAAATTTTATCAAATCTTTTCCCACATCTTCTGGATCTCTTTTAGAATTTGGATCTGAAGCAAAAACTATATATAACAAGAACATTAAATATGACATTTTTATTATTTGTCGATCTGGTATATAGTTTTTTGGTTGACCAAACAGCATATATAATAGATCTAAATATTCAACATCTTTTATCATAACTGGAGAAAACTTTATATTTTTATATTCTTGTGGCAATCCCCATATGTCATTATTTCTTTTATAAATTTTAGCCACTGAGTTATTCATTATTGCCCCAATGCTTGAGTACACATCGTCATGGCTTTCCCCTTCCATGGAATTTGCCCTACAATAGAAACTTTACTTCTTCCATAAGCACTATCATCAAAGAATATTCTACCAATATTTTCTACTTCAGCACCATTAAATGTTTTTAAAAGTTCTTGAATAATACGATCTATACGCGTTTCATAATTTGATAATGTGTTCATTGCGTAATGAGAATATGTTTCGTACCCTAGAATTAATTCGCCCCAAATATGATTGGTTGGATACAATTCAACAGGGTGTATTCTTAAAGTACAAGCTTCTATTTCCCAAGGTTGGTCTTGTCCTATATCTGAAAACACTCTGAATTGAGTTTCATCCTTTTGTCCAGCATAAATAAGAGCACCCTTTTGTGCTTTTGTCAAATCAGGATGATCAGCATCGTCTTTCCAAGCATCAGCATCGTCATATTTCAAAAGTTTCCATACCATTTCATTATTTTCAATAAGATAGGTAATGCAATTGTAGGATACCTGGGCAAAGTTTGAATATTTATTATAAACAGATTGTCTAATGTTCGTGGCACTAGCACTCGTCATTTACCACGCTCCTCTTAATTCAATACTCAATCGTCTTGTTGCAGATTCACTGCTTGTACATGTAATTATCAACGGTGCATCCAAATATTTATCTTCATTTTTAATTGAGAATGAATTATCGTTTATAGTTGTCAATGCATAATTGGCAACGGGCACGCTACCACTTGCAACAAATGTAAACGTATCTGCTTGTACGGAACCGCTAGACCATGCGTATACGAGATAAGTTTGAGTATCTTCCTGTAAAATAAAATCAGGATTCGGAGAAACACGTATTTCATCTTGATCAATTGGTGTACCAGAAACCGTAGTTAAAATAGTTGCACTAGCACTTGCATTGTTTGTCATAGATGCAGAAATGTTGCAAGATCCAGTTGCTACCAATGAAACCAATCCTGAAGCAGAAACGGTTGCAATAGGACTTGAACTGGTCATGTATGTGATTGGTTTCGTAACAGGAATTTCATTTCTTGTTAATGTTGCTGTAATCTGGAATGAATCAGATACATTGCCAGTAAAGGATGTGGGCGAAGCGGATAGAACAAATGCTTCTTTATATTTATCTGCTATACCGTTTGTAAGATCATCCGTATCGTCATTGACGTAGTTGACCCCCATCATAAAATAAAGCACATTTGCGGAATCATCATCCAATGTCTGTTGATTGAGAAAATTATTTACTCCATCGCCATACACCCTATAGCCAATACGATTTTCAGTATTGCCAAATAAAAATCTTTGTCCATCCCTTATTGTTCTTGTTCTGTCATTCCCCTGTGACATTACTTCTATAAAACCTTCGGGTGTAACAATGGCTCTTGATCTGGCAGAATCAGTAGGTCGTTTAACTTTATAATCTATTGCACATTTTTCTGAAAATTCTTTACCATTAACGTCTACCCATCGAAGCATATTATTGCACCTTCTTACTGTGCAAGAAACACCCAATGCTTCTATAACTTCACTGTGAGAAACAATCCAATAATTATCATTAAAATAATAAAGCTTTCCTAAGCCCGTATCATGAGTGATACTTTTAAAAAGTAAAACCTTAAAATCATCCCCTAATTTTTCACCAGATAAAGATTCAATGGCCGATTCCACACGAACATCAAGTCCTGCAAATGAACCAGAACCAACAGACGTTTCCTCTTGAACATTGACCCACGTTGACGTATAAAATTGGGCATCAAGCATCGCTTGAAACTCATTTCTAACCGTATCTTTGGCGTTTCCAAAATATGTTGGTGATCCTGCAGTAAAATATGGATATGCCATGGAATCACCTCTTATTTAATAACTTTGATTTTCCCAATTAGTCCAAGCATTATTTTTATATGCGTAATCACCCAACAATTGTTCAACCTCTTCAATCTTGTTGCTGTAAACTTCTGTTTTTTTATCCAAGTTTTGGGCAGCAGAGTGTCTTTTGAAGTCCCTGTCTTGCAATATGTTTTCCATTTGAAGAACATTGTTTACTTGTTTTGACATCCAATATCTTACCATTACTTGGGCAAGAATTAATATTTCTTCTGAAGCAAGTGTGGTAGTATATGATTGAGAGTCAGTTACATATGTAAGTGTTGCACCAACATTAGTTAATGCTTGATTTGAAAAAAGCAACCAGGGTTGAAGATAGGTATTAAAATTCTCAGACCCAGAAGTCGTAAATAAGGAGGTTAATGAATAGTCATTTATAAGCGAAAGAAAAACGTCAAAAACCTCTTCTGCTGTAGTTGCCATATTTCCTCCTTCTTATTGCTATGCTACTTCAGTTTCTAAGTCCTCTAAATATCTGCGGTAAGCTACGGCTTCGTTTATCTTAATGCCAGAAGCACGTTCTAATCTATCAACCATATTTAAATTCATTTCAATGTTAGGATTCAAAATTCGCTCAATAATCATTTGCACAATGAATTTTCGTTGTGCTTTATTGGCGGACATGAAAACTTCTTCTATATTTTCTTCATTGCCATTGACAATCCTTTTTATTGTCGATTCTGTTAGTATTTTAGAATAAGCTTCATCAAGACCATGAGCCCTAATAACTCTTTGGTCTGCTATGTAGAAAAATCCATCATGTAAAAAGTTATGGTGATGTTCCATAATTTGAACTAAAACTGAATATATAATTCTTTTTGATTCACCAAATTCACGGAATATTTTTGTTTGTTTATCTCCCTTTTCTCTTGATAAGCATAATGTATTAGGACATAGAGATATTACTGTAATGTAGTCATCTTGGGGTATTTTGTCCCTTGATTCGGGTTCTACAACACTTTCTTGTGTAGCTGCCCTAAGTTCTGCAAGTTCTGCTTGTAGTAATTGTTCATTTTCTTTTAATTCTTCTATTTTAGAAGCATTACTTGGTCTTCCAGGTGCTCTTTTTGTTTTAGACATTTTGTAGTTCCTTTTGTTTTTCTATATTTAAGTTGGGGATTTTTATTTCGCCAGAAAGGATGAGGTGATGGAATTCTTTGAATTGGGCGGGAATTGTATTGCCACGATAATCAAACATATCATGAAACTTTTTATGAATATCCTTCCTAAGACAAACTCCAGGGCCATAGACATCATGCAATCTTAAAATTTCTTTTGCGAAGAGTTCTAAATCTTCTTCTTTATATTCTCCAATCGTATCTTTTGTTTCAAGCCCCAAATTTGATATGGCTTCTTTTACTATGGCACTTAATGAATATAGGTGGTGTGTCCTGTCAAACTTATCGCCTGAAATTACACAAACACCATCACTATTTTTTATACTAGCCTTTCTCCAAAGATATAGTTTAGTATGAGCATATTGTCTAAGATTTGAAGTTCCGCCATTCCAACCATTGGCATTTTTTCCTTTATTGTTCAAATCATACTTTATTTTTGAACAAGCAATACATCTTTTTTTTCTTAAAATACTGGCTACACTTTTTGTTTCTAAATGTTCCCTATTGCATACATATGTAACCTTAGTGGCATGTGTAGCCCAATTGTTTTCAAAAGAAATAAATTCAAAACCAATCTTGTTTAATGTGTCCAATGTTTTTTTTCTCGTTTTTTGTTCACGGCGAATTTTATTCTGCTTTTCTCTCATACATTTGCATCTTTGACCAATTTTAAACCTTCTAAATCCCATTTCTGAAATACAACCACATTGAAATTTAATTCTTATAGGTGTCTTTGAATTAACATATTCTTTAGAAATAAGTTCACAACCAGCATTGGCAATAAATGATTTCACATATTCTATATTAAATGTAAGTTTTTTTATCGTTGCCTTCTCAGAACACCTTGGGCATCCATGACCTCTACACATAGATCTTGCTTCAGATTCCCATATATTCCCACAAACATTACATTTAAATTTCGCATGAGCGCTAATGTATGTATATTCAAGAATTTCTATATTGTTTCCATGTTTATTGAATACTCTTTCTTTTGCATCTTTTAAAAATACTTTTTGTTTCCGCGACATTTTTATCCTCACATAATCTCTCAATATTTTAAGCTAGACAGAAGGATAGGAGAGGCTATCTGTTCGAACAAGGTAATTATGCTTGTCTATCTGCCTAGCTATAAAACTTAGTTAATATTTACAGTCAATAACTCTAGATTTGAATAATCCCGGCCACGCTTGACGTGATGGCTGAC